AACATATTCAACAGATTAGAACTACAGGCATTCCGTGCTGGTGTAACACCCCGTACCGAAGAATCGCGTGAATGGTTCAGAAAGAAAGCATCCAACATGCGTTCCATCAACCGACAAGAGTTGATGAAAGAGGAACCACTAAAGACCAGAGCCCAACGAGGTGTTATTGGTACGATGCAGATGTTCTTCTATGATCCCAAAGGCAAAGACACACTACCATACTATGATACATTTCCGTTGGTGGTAGTTGTGGGCCCCGCAGAGGGTGGGTTCTATGGTCTCAACCTACACTATCTACCACCCTTGTTACGAGCAAAGATGTTGGATTCGTTGATGGAGGTTGCGTCTAGCAAGACCAGTGATGATGCGAAGTTCAACATCACATACAAACGACTACAGAGTATCTCCAAGTTACGATACTACAAACCATGCTTCAAGCACTACTTGACCAAGCATGTACAGAGTAAGTTTGCAGAAGTACCCGCGCCTGAGTGGGAGATTGCTACATTCCTACCAACCGCAAGTTGGAGAAAGTCCAACTCTCAGAAGGTGTTCTACGATTCAAGACAGATGATAGGTAAAGACTAATGGCATTTCGTATTGATGATTTCAAGTCCCAAGTGGGTGCGGGTGGTGGGTTCGCCATGGGAAATCTGTACAAGATTTTCCTGCCACCTATCAACGGTGATGCAAGAGAGATGAACCTATTGTGCAAGGCAGCATCATTGCCTGGCCGTCAGATCTTATCCACCGAGAACCAGATTGGTCTAACGACCACTAAACAGGCATACGGATATGCGGTAGGTGATATCAGCCTGACCTTTATCTGTATGAATGACATGAAGGTACGAACCTACTTTGAACAGTGGCAGAACCTCGCAGTAAACCAAGAGACATTAGAAGTTGGATACTACAATGACTATACCCATCCGGTCATTATTCAACACATCAAGAAAGGTACATCGTTTCCTCTTTATAAGAAAGAGATATTTGATTCGGGTAAGATCCCATCATCTATCAGGGGACGATTACCAAGACTAGGGCCATTAGATCTTGCACAGGGTGAGATTGATTTGAATGCAGTATTTGGTGATGATATCACCTATACTTTAGTCCTAGATAAAGCATACCCAACTACACTAAACGAAATACCGTTGGGTGACGATGGGCAGTTGATGGAAGTAACCGTACAATTGTCTTACAAGAATTGGTCAAGTAAAAGTGGTGACGCTGGTGGCGGTGGTTTCATTGAAGGAATTGCAGGCGAATTGATCAGGAAGTTTTTATAATATTTGGAGCATATTATGGCATTACCTAAGTTAAATGATACCTTGAAGTATGAGATGACGATTCCGTCATCGGACAGGCAGATTACATACAGACCCTACTTGGTCAAGGAAGAGAAGATTCTACTCTCTGCGTTTGAGTCTCAGGATGAGAAACAGGCAATGAGAGCAATGATGGACACGGTAGTCGCATGTGTCTACGAGGATATTGTATCCTCTGAACTAGCCACATTTGATGTGGAGTATATGTTCACCCAGATTCGTAGTAAGTCTGTGGGTGAGTCATCTAACCTGACGGTGAGGTGTCAACAAGAAGAGTGTGACGGCACGACTGAAGTGAGTGTCGATCTATCAACGGTAGAGGTATTCAAGACTGATGTTGATAATGTAATTCAACTCACTGATGATATCTCTATTGAGATGCGATACCCGACATACGACTCGTTTGTGAGACATTATAAGGATGGTATGACGGAGGCAGACTTTGGGTTTGCTATGTTAGAGGATTGTGTTGTATCCATAATGACAGAGGATGAACAGTTCCTCGCGAGTGATGTAAGCAGAAAGGAGTTGAGTGGGTTTATCGACTCAATGACGAATAAACAGTTTGAACAGGTAGGTGAATTCTTGAAGACTGTACCTGCCATGAAAAAGGATATAGAGTTCACGTGTTCCAAGTGTGGAGAAGATAGCACGATTACTCTGGAGGGTATCCAAGATTTTTTTTAGTGTGCCTCTCACACGATACTTTGGTCAATCATTTTAAGACCAACTTCGCGTTGATGCAGCACTTTCAGTATTCACTACAAGACATCGAACATATGATGCCTTGGGAGAGAGAGGTCTATCTCGTGTTACTTGAGGAACACTTGAAAGAACGAGAAGAACAGATGAAAGAACAACAAAGGCGTTGATAACAAATGGCAACACTTGATAAGGTAACAGGAGAACTGCGTCTAAATAACGCTGCGTCTGAACAACGAGACAAAGAACAGTTAGGGCAACTTGTCACTCTCAACAAACAGTTTGAGAAGTACTTCAAGTCTATGTCTGCTAGTAAGGGTGACGATCTAGAGAAAGAGCGAGAGAAGAAGGAAGAGAAGGCTCCTGCTGGTCGTGGTGATCTCGTTGCGGGTGGCGCTGCCGTTAAAGGGTCTAGTCTGGGTGTTATTGGAGCAGCACTTGTTGCGGCTGGTGCCGCAGTAGTCGGTGCTGTTGCTGGTATTTTCCGTGGTTTCGTTGATAGTCTGGATCTCTTTACCAAAGGGTTCTTCAGTAAACAAATCAAACGTATTACAGATGGTATCACAGATTTTTTCAAGCGTTTCGGTGGTGGTGTAAAAACTGAAGTATCATTTCTCGATAAGGGTCTTGAAGGGTTCAGGAGAGGCGTATTCAACTTCGTAAATGCATTCAAAAAGGTGGGGACTACAGTTGGGGCTGTTGGAAAAGAGGTTACTATAGTAGCAAGTGACTTCAAAAGTTTCCCTGCTAGACTGGGTGCTGCGTTTGCCGTATTCCGTCCAGCCTTCAATAACCTACAACTATTGTTTAACGATATCAAGGGTGTGTTCTCCAAGATAGGTACGGTTGCAGATACAGCAAAGGATGCTGGTGGGTTTATTTCTAAGATCGCAGAAGTAGCCAAACCTTTCTTTAGTGTATTTCAACGACTAGGTAGGTTCCTTGGCGGGCCTATCACCGCATTCATCTTTGGTGTCATCGATGCATTCAGTGGTGCTATGACAGGATTCGAGGAAACCGAAGGTAGTCTGGGAGAGAAGATCTTTGGTGGTATCATGGGTGCGATAGCTGGATTCGTCTCAGGATTCATCGGTGGTATCCTTGACCTTGGTAAGATGCTTGTTGGTTTCGTTGCAGGTCTGTTCGGGTTTGAGGATTTCAAAGAAAAACTTGCTTCCATCTCTATCACTGATTTTATCTTTGATTCCCTAATGAAGTTAAAGGATATGGTATTAGACTTCGTTAGAAGTCCCTTGGATAGTGTGAAGAGTATCTTTGGTTTCGGTGATGACGAAGAAGACGCTCCTCCTGAAGTGAAAGAAGGTAACAAAGGTCTACAACGTGCGTTACGAAAACAAGAACAAGCACGACGATCCGCTAGTGGTCAAGGGCCGCAGGTAACTGTCACGGAACCACCACCTCAAACAGTCCTAAAGACACAAGAAGCAACTGCGCCTGGGCTCAAGACCAAACCCATGAATGATGCGACAAAGGAGTTCACTGCCTATGCCGATTCAGAAGAAGGTAAAGCAGAGTTTGCTAGGAATGCTGCGGAACGTGAGGCAAAAAAGGCAGCGATGCTTGCAAGGGCAGAGGCAGCAAAAGAAAGACGAGCAGCGAGACTCGCGAATCCAGAGGTAAGGGCATCAGAAATTGAAAGACGTAGGTCTCAGTTAGCAAGAAACGAGGGACGTTTCGCTGGCATGTCTGCCGAAGAACGAAATACGAATGCTGGTGCTATAACGGAGAGACGTATTAGCGAACTACAGGATCAGATCAAGTTCCTTGAGTCACAAGGTGCTGGTGGTGGTGCTACGGTCATTGCTCCACAGACTACTACCAATAACAACCAGAGTAGTTCTGCGATGTATGGTGACCCATCACCCGCGACAGATGACCTTGATAGAGCCGCTGATAATTTCCACAATGTCAGTTGGGTAAACTAGCATAAAAAAAGGGGCACCGAAGTGCCCCTCAAAGGATAGAAGAGTTTAGTCTTCTGCTGCAAGTTTAGCAAAGTAACTTAGAGTATCATCCTCGTCTGCTGCTGCCGTGATATTCGGTTCAGGAGCAGAGGCGATAACCTGTGGTTCTTGTTCACGTGCAGATACTACTTCCGCAGTCTCGGTCAGTGAGTCATTCTTGATGGTTGCACCAGCACCCGTTGATTGACCCAGTACAACTTCCAAACGACCTTTCAGTTCGTCATAGGCCTTGTACGAAGACGGAGCAGTAAACTCTGACATGTCGTGCAACTGATTATAAGTTGCTTCGAGTCGCGTCTCATCTGCTTCCAGTAACGGTGCAGGAGCCTTGAACTCAGACTTATCATAGTTACGATATCCCGCAACATTACGAATCTTCAGTTGGAAGTCAGCACCAGTCCAGAAGTCAAACGGATTGATCGGTTCTTCGCCTGGAAATTCTGGTTGCATCTTATCCATGATCTTATCAAAGATCTTCTTGCCGAAGTCGTACATGAATACTTTACCTTCGTTGGCAGGATTGGCAGGATCGTTCATAACCATGATGTTCGCAACATAGTGAAGTCTACGCTTCTGTTTACGTGCGATTTCTTTGTCCTCTTCAATACCAGAGTTCCATAGTCGTGAGTTGTATTCACTCACTGGGTCATTGTTACCCAGAGTCGTGAGAGACTTCTCAACATACCATTGACCCGTAGGCCCTTTGAAGAAGTGATCGAAGTAACGTACCCAAGGGAGTTCTTGACCTTCTGCCGCAGGGAGGAAACGAACAACGGCATAACCGTTACCTGATTCATCTACCGTAGGTTTCCAGAAGCGCAAGTCTTCGTACTTGTTGTTACCTTGCTTGGCACCGCCTCCCATCGCCTGTGCGGCTGCTGCCAACTGGGTGATGTCGGTACGGTTATTTTTTAGATTTGCAAAAGACATATTTTTGTATTTTCCTTGTATGATTGTGTGTCCACTATACCATAATGTAATCGTTTTGTCAACCTTTATTTTAAGGGTAAGGCCTCACCCTTTTCGAGAAAGTTAAGGTTCATTGCTTCAACCTCAATCTTCTCTTTGATAGATGTCGCGATATATTTCTTGACATCCTCAATCTCTAGGTTATTCTCTTCACAGAGATAAACCACTGCGTCCATATAGGACATTGATTTTTGTCTGACCGCATCTTCGGTCATCTTGGTGAACTTCTTCTTGTTCATGAAGTTGGACTCTTCCGAAGAAGAATCCACTCCACCCATTTGGAAATCAACTTTCATCTATTCCTCCTCATCACTATTTATAATAGTAGAAGAACTGTGAAATTGCTTGGCATATTCCTTATCATTGTCAAACTCTTCCATCAGTTCGGGTGTCCAAGTCTGTCGGATATCGGGATACCACCATCCCATTGTACGCTTGGGTGTACCGTCAGCATGGTAGGCCATTGCCTCAACCTTGTACTGTATACGACCTTCGCGTTGTTCACCATACCGATAATCTAACCAGACACCATTCGCAAGGTACTTCTTTAGATTATCGACATAGTTCTCCAGAGCAATGTATTCTGATCTCTCCTTAGAGGCCTTCGAGTTCTTATAACTACGCATTGCCTTCAGTTCGTCTTGATTAGACTTCAACCATTGCTTGACCTTCTTCCAATGCAAAAAGTGATCTTCTGGTAGATCTCGTATGTCTTCACAGACAGACTTACTACCATCGGCACCACGTGCTTCCCGTGCCTTTGCGAGACGCTCTACCGCTGCCTTCTTCTGCTCCGCAGTCATAGGTTTGCGTTTACGTTTCACTTTGCCACGTTCAAATCCAAGTTCTTCTAGGGCACGTTTGTTCTTCGCTTCCCTAGTCTTCCTTGCTTTCTGTGCTGCTGTAAGTTTTTTTGCCATAAGGTATATAGTCTATGCGCCAGTTATGAGGTCATGAGTTGATGGGTACGGACTCTCCATGTTGAATGACAACAAAGAGTCTACACGAAACGAACGCCAGTCAGCCAAGTCCAAGTCAAACACACGCACCGCAAGTTGATTCTTCTCAGTGTTTGCATTCGCATCAGTCTTGGGCATCTTATCTGCTGGTATCAAATCTGATACTAGAGTTGCCTTCATTTCACGTATAGCACCATCCTTCACTTTTGTGAATGATAAGTCTACCACACCTTGACGTAAGGTGTCAACGATTTCTTGATAATTCAAGTCTTTCTCCATATTAAAAACCACCGACTGCTTGTTGGTACCAATCTGGCATTGCACGGTTTGTCCAATTAGCAAATCGCTTCTTCTCGTTAATGTAGTAGAAACGATATGCTTCTACAGGATCTTCACGCTTGCAATACTCAGGCATTGCTTGCGCGAATTCCGTCAACCCACCATCAGGTATGTTTTCAGGAATGTAGGAGAGTATACCAGATAACTTCCTTTCTGTCAAGTGTTTTTTTCCATATCGGTAGGTATACTCTTTGCAAAGTTCTTCCCACATCTGGTGTAGGTATAGATAGTTTGCAGATGTCTTGCGAGTCCATATTCCACTAGGGTGATTCACATGGGACGCTTTGTAGAGAGTGTTCTCTAGATTAGAGTTCGGATGTTTCCAACGTTTGATCTTACGACCAATCGCAGTCTTATCATAGTACTCTTCACCATCAAGAACACGATGTGCCGTGCTCATGAGCTGGGCATATTCGATGATCATCTTGACCACGTGTTTATCCAAGTGCATACGCGCAGCCTTCACTGGATTAACAGATAGGTGAAAGACATTCATTACCCTTCACCCTGTGCTACATAGTAACCCTCTGCACGAACTTTCATGTCACCAAAGTTAGGTTCATTAACCTGCTTGACAACATACAGTTGAGATCCGGTCATGAACTCGACGGCATCACGATAGTCATCAAGTTCACGGATTGGGACAACACCCACGATGGGCATCTTCCAATCGTCCATGCCCTCAGTGAGAACATCAAACTTTTCACGCAGTAACTGGTACCGACTCTCTTCAACAAATGTCATAGGCATTACTTCTTTCTCCATTCACGTAACCATTTAGAACCATCGCGTTCAGCATCCGTAAAGACTGCATTAGTAAACGCTATCGGTATAACTACACCCAAGTGAATAAATATACTGGTTAAGGTACTGTAGTCTACCCAGCCTAGGTGATCACTTGCCACAAAACCGAAGTATGCACTCCACATTGTAAACAATGCCAAGGTGAAATACATTTGTAGACTAGGATCTTTGACATATCTCAATGGATTATATCTCACATCCATTACAAGTCTCCAACTATCGACCACAAATATGATCGCTCTTTTTAGGTGTTTCATACACGCTCCTCAGTATTATAAACGGTTTTTGTACCATCATTAGTAACAACAACTACTGTTGCTTCAGTGATTTCGGGAAACTGTGCGCTGAATACAGCGGAGTTGGCGTATGAAACCGCCGACTCGTAAGAAGTGATTGGGGCATAGAGACCCGCAAAGACCTCACCAGTTTGTGACTTAACAATGTATTTTTCCATACTATACTCCGTAAAAGGCTCGTTCTAGTTTCTCGGTAGCGATGTCAATCAACTCGACTCGCTTCTGGGCAGTAGGAGTCATATCCTGTGCCATCACGTTTGCAGTTCGCATCGCTGCCATTCGCAAGACATGAAGTTCTTTCTTGGTCAAGACAACAGTGATTTCTTCAGCAGCTTCACATTCGTGGTACATTCTTCAGTTCCTTTCTCATTCTCAATACAAGTATTATAAGCGATGCAGCAACTTTTGTCAACACTTTTTTTCAATTAACGCCCACTTTTTTGATATTCATCAATCAGTGCTTGTCCTGTCAACTTGGTTCCCATGATGACCACTTCACCAGACTCGTTCAGAGTTCGTTGGATGTGACCATCGTTGTACTGGACATCTGTCACGGTCTTACCATCAGAGGTGTCCTCTGGACGATCATCGTACCACATGGACGATAATCCGTGAACATGGACATTGTTCACACCCTTAGCCCACTTCTCTGCTGCGATACGAGTACGCTGCTCTTCAACTGATTGACGATACTGTGTCATGCGGTCTCCCTCTTTTTTGCATAGAATTCTTCGATGAGTTCGAGAACCTCGTTCTCTTTGGCAATACGCTCCTCACCATCGACACGGACTACATAGTCCTTTGTGTAGGTGCCGAATTCCTTCTCGGCATCAGAGAACATGAGCCACGACTCAGTGTAACTACGAATGACAGGAACTAGGTTACGGTACTCGTCATTCACGGTAGTACGAGTTGCTCTCCAGCGCCCACGCTCAAGAGTGATAAAGATAGGAGCTTCCCAAGATTCACCGACCTTAGCGTCATCCTCGACAATATCCCAACTAATGACATACTCACGAGCAACATCATTGTTGTAAGACACGAGATCCTGAATCACAGGCATGAAGGTGCCGTGAGCAATCTCGTTGAGATCCCTAGAAGAGAGATTCTCCATGACATAGGTGGTGCCACCCTTTGGTTTGAAGTAGGCATCGGGTTCCGTTGAAGGATACCCGTCTACATCAAACGAGTAGTTTTCCATGTATTGTGTGGTGATTACTAACTTAGACATAACAGTTCCTTACTTACCTTTGTAACCGAGTTTTTCCATTGCGGGTCTAGGATAGATTTCCTCCGCAAGTTCCAAATATTCCTCAACAGACACATTCTTCACAAGGAAGTTGACCCATGCTTTCCATGGCTTACGACCATACTTGAATCGAGCGATAAACTCAGGTTTTGGTTTACCGACCCAAGAAGGATGACAGTCAGGTCTCGCGACTTCGTAGTTCACACTCTTGGTGTGACGCCCACGATACATAAGATACATACCGTCCCAAACAAACTCTTCTTTAACAAATGGGGTCATCTCTTTTCCTTTCTCATTTTCAATACAAGTATTATAGGCGATATCACAGGGAAAGTCAAACACTTTCTTAGATCAATATCTACTTACCAATGTGTTTTATATCACTTTTTGGAATAACCTGATAAGCACCCTTATTGTACGCAGGAGCAACAGTAAAGTTCTTGGACTCTTCCAACTGGAAGGTAATGTCCCTATCAGGGGTATAGGCAGTAAGAGGCACAGACTTAGTCTCAGTCTCGGTTCTCCACGCAGGGCCCACACTGTAGGACTTCATCGTCTTGAACTCAGGTTTGTACTTCTTGGTTTTTGACCATGCTTTGGTCTTGCGTTTACGACCAGACTGATCGTATTTCATAGATCCGTGGAATGATTGCATAGGTACCTCTCGAATATATATTAACATCATACAGACAAAAACATATTTTGTCAAGTCTTTTTTTGTATAAATAAACACATGACTAAAGAACTATTCGATTTCGGGTTTACCCTAGTAGACGAAGACGAACTGGAGGCAGTGCAGCAAGCACAGTCTAAGGTTGCGTCCGTGTCCGACTCTGTGTCAGAAACCCAAGAAAAACTGGACAGTCTGTTCAATGCGATCCAACCATTGCTGAACAACCTGAAACAAAACCCTCAGAAAGAGTATATCCTCTGGCCCAATCGACTTGAGAAGATTGAGCAGTTCGAGGACTATATACAGAATATCTACAAGGGTCAGTAATGCTACTATACAGATGTCACCCAATCAGTCAGAACCAGAACGCTATCGTAAACCTTAATAGAAAGGAAGAACTGTTCAAGGCTGTCTCGGAAGCACTTCCCAAGTATAAAGGGAAGACATTGCATCCGAATGATCATATTGGGTTGGTAACTGACGCATCTGTCCTTTCAGGATTGTTGACTCTATCTGGATACAAAAATGTCCTTGTGGTGACTTCGTTTGCAGATAAAGATTATGATACCGTAGTTAAGGGTCACCAAGCACACAAGAGTGCGGGAGATCATCTGGTACCAATAGTCCATGAGGCAGCGGGAACCACGATGAACATGTATGTAACCAAGGTAAAGTCTGGTGATTGGTTCACCCCATTCTATGAGTCATATGGTGTCAAGACATTAGATGTTGATTCACCTTTTGCACTAGATAGTACATTCAAAATTAAACCTCCGGCTGATGTCAAGTTTGATGCTGTTGTTCTACTGGGTTGTGATGCATACTCAAAAGGGAAGTTTAACGTAAAGGATATCAAGGAAACATTTACCAGATATTGCACACCAGAGTTTGATCTTATTGATGTGTATCGTCATGAGAACGACACAAGAAGTATCGTGGGCAGTACTCCGAAACAAAATACAGTTATTGCCCAGACAATGTTTCAGGCAGTCAACACTCCGAAGAAACTTATAGATAAGACCAATGGCGCTTTTGTTAATCGTGAACTTGAGATGCCCAATATGAGAAGTGTGATCTTATACAGTAGACTTGCATCCAACATTATCAATGTTGATAAATGGTATAAGGTTTACTAATGTACGATACAATGTATAACATAGTCACTGGAGTGAACGACGATAGAAGCTATCGGGTCTCACTGATCCCAGAATTGAACGATTATAAATTCAGGAATCTAGTACGAGAAAGAATCAAGGGATACACATCTACCCTGTTGACAGACAAGATTCTTGGTACAGAACGACATATTCCACAGTCACTATTACTTAACAACATTCTGAGTGCGAAACAGTACCAGAATGTTCTGTTCGTTCCTTCGTTTAGAAACACTCTATATCCTAGAATGATGGACGAATCCTACATTCTAAATGTACCTAATATAAATTATCATATGATGCCGTGCACTAACAAGTACTACGAACTGCCATCAAATATGTATGTTGCATATCCAGAAGGTCACACAAGTGTGTACCACGATTTGATGGACGGATTTGGTGTAACTTTTTGCAGGTCTAATGGAATGTACACGATGGGAGACTCAGCATATGAAGTGTCACCACCCGAAGGTGTAAAGTTTGACTGCGTCTTTCTGGCAGGACATCCCATGCCATCGGAAGACATATATTTTAATGCCGAAGACATTAAGAATGACTTCGCTTCATACTGCACACCAGACTTTGATCTACATGATGTGCGTAGGCGTTCATTATATAAAGAAGAATATCTGAGAGGAAATCCTCATCTCAACAATGTTGAAGCGCCACCTCGACTAGTGGGCGAGACAAAGGACATGACTGATGTGTTTACGTATGTATTAGAAAATTCATACAGACCCGATTTTCACGGTGACGAACTCCTGACTGACATGTTTACTGGATATAAAATGTTACCCCACTTCCAAAAATCATACAAGGTATATTAAAATGATTAAGTTCAAGAAATTCATGGTCGAGGGTGTAGATGACCCCGCAATCTTCAAGGCAGTATTCCTTGCGGGTGGGCCTGGATCTGGCAAATCTTTCATTGCTGGTAAGACGGGTCTTACTTCTCTTGGATTAAAATTAGTAAACTCAGATGATGCCTTTGAGCGAATGCTCAAGAAAGCAGGCATGGAGCCCACACCTAAAAACATGTTTTCTCCCAAGGGACAGGAGATTCGCCAAAAAGCGAAGACTGTCACTGGCATGAGACAGAAAGGTTACATTGGTGGAAGGTTAGGTCTTGTCATCGATGGCACCGGCAAAGATTTCGGTAAGATTCAAAAGCAAGCCACTGCTCTAAAGAAATTAGGGTACGATGTGGCTATGATCTTTGTTAACACTGACTTAGAGACTGCACAAAGACGCAATAAAATGCGGGCCCGTTCACTGCCTACCGCTGCGGTAACTGGTATGTGGAAAGATGTGCAGAATAATCTCGGTAAGTTTCAGAACTTTTTTAACCGTGGCTCTGAAATGATCATTGTCGATAACTCAGAAGAATCTGATTCTGAAGGAGCAATCTTAGGTGCATATCGAAAAATGAGTGCATGGGTAAAGCGACCTCCCACTTCGCCTGCTGCAAAGCAATGGATCAAGAAGGAAAGAGAAGCAAAGAGGAGAGATTAACCCCAACGATCCCAGAAGTCCACATTGTTGGCCACCTCGTTCCAAGTAAGAGCAAACAGAATAAAACCTGCGGCAAAACTAAGGGGTTGACTCTGCGTCAGCCCGATTAGAACTTGAAATACTCCGATGATAAGACCCAGTTTATACTTCACCCTGTCCCAGACATCCACTACACGATCCCATATCACCTGAAGTTTTAGTTTCCAGTCCATACTTTACTCCTCTGCGTAAACGAATTGATTGTCATCATCAACAATTACAAGTTTCTGCCCGACACCACATACTTCATCACGGTAGTTAGAAAGTTCAACATCAGACACCATATTCAAATCAAACCCCTTGTCCATACGAACAAGTACATGATTCTCGCATCGTGCGAGATTTAACCCATCAATCATTATTTATCACCTTACCTTTATTATTTACCACTTTTATTTCGACATTATCTCCCACAGGAATCTTGATATTCGGGTGAACATGATACAATACAAACTTAGTATCAGGAAACTCCTTGAACATCTCAACCCATATGGGTCTCCAGTTATCAGCAAGTCTAACTGTGTTTGCTGTGCCACGATCACTTTCCAACAATAGGTCAGTGAAACTATCAAGATTCATATCAAAGATACTATCGAATCCATATATATGTACTTCATCAGCCTGCATTTTATTACACGCATAATGGACTGCCATATGACCGCAATTAAAGTTAGTTGCAGCATATCTAACATCACCGTTCACCGCCGCATACTTGGGCACATGTCCATAGAATCCTTTGATTAGATGTGAGTACTTCATATAGAAAGTTCCAGAATTTTCCATCCAAATCTTTGGTCTAGTACCCAGAACCCAATCATACATATCCAATTGAATATGTCCTTCCTGTAGTGCCTTCATCATCTTGAAGTCTACCATACAGGTTGCCCACACCTCTTGCCTTGGAATAGCAAAGGGTGGCATGTTACATACCAATAGTTTTCCAGGCGTACCCCGTTGGAAAAGTCCAGCGTTATCACCATTACCCAGAACATTCACTCTCATAATATAACAAACTTCCTATTCTCAATGTGAGCTTCTTCAATATCTTCTTTAGACTGACCCATGTAACGCACCGCATGATGTTTCTCAATCATGTACTCGTTGACTGACTTATCAGAATAAGTAGAGGTTCTCCACAGTTCACCAAGGATACGACCATACTTACCCTTACCATCCTTATGAGTCCTCAGTGTAACACCTTTAGGATCATCAAGTAGACCGTACAAGAAGTCTTTGGCAGCAAGACCATACTTCTTCTCTTCGAGGTCACGGGTACGTGATTCAGGTGTATCAATACCATACATCCGAATACGTTGTTTACGCATCCACACACCAAACCCCAAGTCAATGTCTACATCAACGGTATCACCATCAACGACTCTTACGACATTACATCTATATTCAAACATTTAAGTACCTTATCACTTCAAGTTTATCTTCGGCTTCTGCGATTTTAGCAATCTCCTTTTCAATAGTTTCCACTATATCCGAATGTTCTCCGATACCGGCGGCATTCTGAATATAGACTTGTATATTCGCCTTTGCCACCGCAACCTCACCTTCAAGTTTCTTTTCAAGAGCTTCTATTAAAAAATTCATATCATTTGTTCCCGTATTATTTCTTTACCCTTCGCCCCAGTGTGATGTATAATCTTAGGATTTTTTACATCGACACCATCTATGTAGTCTAATCTTAACGTATTGTATGTATGTGGTAGAGGATTGATGCATGTCAACTTTTTCAACTCATCACCACCCATCATCAAATATAGTACTTCTTGATCACCTTGAACTGGATCTTGAATACATTGGTCTGCCCACGCCAGTAGTATGTTTGGAGTTCCTTCTACCAAGACCACCCCTGAGTTATACCAATCACCCAACTCGTTCCTGCGACTAGACCACGGCCTGTCCTTGATCATACCCAATCTACCCTGTTCAGACAGATTAAATATCCCTGAGATATCAGATGTTACCTCACAGTCAGTATCCATCCAACATGTCTTACTCACACCGTTTAGTCTAGTCGCATCAATAATCGCACGGGGTTTCTTAAACCACCCTCTTGCATTACTCTTGATTTCAATCACTAGATCGAAGTTGTTCTGAGCAAACTCAAGTCCCTCATTACTCATACCAAAGTCAGCGCACACTATGGGAGTATCATTGTGGTTCTTGTACTTGTTTATGAACCAAGATAACTGCCACTCAGTGTTGATGTCACACCCTGTTAAAAATATGTTCAAATTAGACATTAATTATTTCATACTTATCGTCGTAGTTGTGTTTTGCAAGACAACCACGTTCTACTTGTATTGTAGTAAAACTATCGTCAGCGTGAGCGACAAAAGGATAGTGTTCCTGTAACCAAGGGAACACGCCAAGATGCATATAAACATCAGTCGGTTTTGCGTATGTAGGGGCATTCTCTACCAATAGTCTTGCACCCGCCGGAGTCACCATGTACGCATGAGCGCCCGGAAAATAACTTTTGGTTGTCAAACGGTTCACCCCAATTTGTTGAGGAGTGTTCCATTTACCATAGGATGGCGCACCAATATTCATCACATAACTGAAAGGTGTTGTAGGAATAGGAGTATCCAAGACAGCATCATGCTCAAAGATAGCAAAGGGTTCTGTTCCAGATCCACACCGTTTCCACAGAGTGTGGTGTGAGAGGAATGCGGCCATGCAGTTCAGGTTGCGGGAGTATACTTCATCAAACCGTTCAGGATCAATACCCTCCTTCTCAAGCATCGATACGGGATCGTCCTTGGGTGTGATAGCATTGAACATTTTGATATCAACGCCATGACGATCACCACTCCAGATACATCGTTCTGCGGATCTTAATGATTTCTCATTATCTGCTATACCAATTACGAACGCTTTCATACTAAAAAGTTTATCTGACTTGAGTTGGTTGAGGTAGTAAGTTTCCCGTTATAATCATATGTAGTCACAATATAAGTCGTTTGCTGGATCTTGTGTTGTCCATCAGGAGCACGGTTTACTCGTTCAACTGTATATGTCTGATCCGACATTCGGGGTAGATATGATACCGGAGGTATTGCGTTATTATTTTCTATCATTTCGTTGTGGTTGATTTCAACCCTCTTTGTATGGTGGTGTAATATGGATAAACTACTCGTAACCAAGGAAACAGTTGTTTACACATCAACGCATCGTTTGGCCACATTCCAATCTCTTCCACTTTATTTAGTAATTTCTTTGCTGCCTTTGGTGATATCAGATATGCAGAGTTACCTGCCAATCCTTGGGGAACCTCCGAAGTATCAACATTTGGTACAGATTGAACTCCCATTTGGGAACTCACCGCATTATGAAATATATCTGATCTTCGAGTTGCACCCCGTGGATCATTGAGGCCTATTATACCACCCTTCCACTGTTCTGTCAAGTCACTTGTCGCAAACTTTCTAGTGAATAGTGCATCATGTTCTAGGACAACAATTGGATCACTACCTTCAGCACACATCTTCCAACACCTCATGTGGGAGATCATACATGCTACACGGTTGGCGTGATTCTTGGTTTCATAATGACGAAGATATAATCCCGTTTTGAAATCAAGACCATCATCTTCTGGTTTGACTGGATATGTCCACTTTGCCCCAGACATCTCTAGACACTTCAGACCCTCGTCAATAGTCGATGGTGTTGTCGCGGGTAGTATTATGGGTTCTAGTTCAGACTCAGTTTTCTTTATGGATTCAATGACCAACCGTGTGGCCACGGTTGCCTCATGATTATTTACTAGACTGATTATGAAGGCTTTCGTCAACATCTTTTACATATTCCCAACGGGCAGATAGATAACAACCACCATGATAACTCTTATGATAATATCCAAAGGGTTCAGATAGTATTTGATACCACCCCTCTTCTGCGCTTTTTAGTTCTTTGTTCTTATATAGAGAATCCACTAAATCGATGTCCCAGCAATCTCTGGGGTGGATGATCAGGGCATCGTTGATGTAGTAGGTGGTTTCCTTACCCATCGGTTTTAGTTCATTGAACTTGTGGGTGCCATAGTAGTTCATACAGTTGAATCCGATAGGCATATCTTTATCGTATGACTCTTGGATCAGTTCTCCCCACGGAATCTGATCAGACACAACAACATCAAAACGACTACGCACGATCATATCATACTCATCAGGTATTGATTTCATCATCTCGTTGTGAATCAAAAGTTGTTTGTGCCAGTTCGCACATGCGTGTGCGTGTACCAGTTGACTGTTGGTATAGATGGTATCATCCAGTCCAACCGCATACCGCATCTTAGATACCCTCTCCCTCTCCAACATATGAGGAAAAATATCTCGTCGTAACTCACTAGCAGAATCGGGATAGGCCTCAGTATCAAAGACAGGATGATACTCATTCTTAGGTTCATCAAAGTAGAAGTCGGGTGAGAACCCAACCTGTTTCATGTGCACCTCACCATAGAGACCATATATCTGGTTACTCCACGTTCCGGTATAGACTTTGTCGTGAGGGACATGTTGCTTGGTTCTTTCTATCCACTTAGGGTCACAGTGTTGATTCCACCTACCGGATAAACATAATGCAGTCTTCATACTATCTAATGGAGAATAGGTAACTTTCCAGATCTTCAGGAGTACCCAGACCAGCCATACCGTCTGCCTCGTAGGATAGGATCTTCTTACCGCCTAGGATTGCCTGATTGAATACAGGACAGACATAGTACTCACCGTTGACCTTCTTCCGAGATGCAATCATATCTTTTGTATATTCAACGTAATCTTCACCACGTTTCCAGTAGTAGAATCCCACTGTTGCATTATCACTGATAGGGTTCTTCTCTGCCACCTCAGTAACCAAACCTTCAGGACTCACCTTTGCATACGACCACTTAGGATGTGTTGCTTTGAAAGTAACAATACCACCATCCGCATCATGTTCATTCATCTTGTACATGAAGTCTAGTGAACTCCAATCTACATGTTGATCTGAGTTAGCAATGAATAACGGGTTCTCGTTGTCAATGTATTCCTCTGCGAGTAGAGTCGTACATGCAGCACCCTCTGTCACCCCATCAACCTCTACTATCTTACAGTTTGGTGCGATCAGATTTAACATGGTGTCTAGGTTATACTTCTCGCGATGATCCTTCTGTACCACGAAGATATAGTTGGCCTCCATACCAATGTTATCAACCACATGTTGAATCATCGGTTTGCCATTGACATCTATCAGAGGTTTGGGGAAAGTGTATCCAGCATCAGCAAACCGACTACCCGCACCCGCCATGGGTATCAATACATTCAGTTTCTCATCTTTCCACACAGGAGTAATAATTTTCTCTGACTTGATCTTATTAATCAAGTATATATCGACCTCTTCAGGAGATGATACCCTAATAACATTCGCACCGGACAAATACGCAGACTCAAGTCCAGCCGGTGAGTCTTCTACGATCACCGTCTCTTCAGGTAGAACTCCAACCTCGGTCATTGCTTTCCAGTAGATCTCTGGGTGGGGTTTAGGATTCGACACATCACTACTAGTCAATCTCACACTTAGATACGGAGACAATAACATCTGATCTAATATATTATCAACGGTTTTTTCAATGGCATTTGAGCACACACCAATCGCATATCCCTCTTGCCGTAACTGTTCAAACAGGTCTAGGATGTCATGATTACGCGCAACTGTGCGTAGTGCCATAAAGGTATATTTTTGTTTTGAATTGAAGATTCTGTCTTGAAAGTCATCTGATACGTTCATCATATCTAACTTTCGTTTTGTAGTCAGACCATCATACTTTATCGTATGGTTATGTTCCTCTATTGGAGAGTATCCATTCTCAACAAGTGCTCTATTGAGTGCTTCAAAGTGAATCTTCTTGGTGTCAACAAGGACACCATCCAAGTCAAATAGTACAAGTTTTATCATTTCATCCTCTGAATTACAGTGTAACCAACATTGGCGGTTCCACGTTCTACTATTTCCCACTGGTTAATTTCTTTACAAAAAGTCTCAATTACTGGATATAGGCCTGGCGCGTCCGGTATTGTCGTATCATGAAAGACGATATAATCACTCACCCACGATTCATGTAATCTCAACTCATGATCTAAATACCGAGGTCTATGTACCGAGTCAATCAACAGCACTTCAGTTCGACTCAATGATTCAAGCGCGTGACTACTAGACTCTTTCACTATCAAATCAATATTATGTTCGTCACAGTAAGACTCAAAGAGATGTTTACTTTTATTATACTTCTCAAGATTGATATCAACAAGTTGAACTTTACTAGGTTTACTCATCAACGCACATGCGGCAGTGGCCCCTTGGTGCGTACCAAGTTCTTTGTAGGTGTTGCACTTCTCTAGGAGTCGTGTTATAACATCATGTTGATCACAATAGTTATCTCCGTGATATTCTTCCTGTTGACTTCGGATGGATTTATAAAACTCTTCCAGTGTCTTACAGTGGTCTACTTCGGCGGTGATCATGTTTGTTTCCAATAATTCTTTTTTGCTGCACTATCAAAGTCAAATCCCCAATGATCAATGTCTTTCTGATACCAGTCTGCCACAATTTGAATCGTCTGTTTGTTATAGTATTCCTTATATGTAGACTGCCAATAACCTGTCACATTTCTGGCCTCTGGATCAAAGGAAACGTTCATATACTTTTTGATATCATCACCATATTTTTCAAATCGAAGAATGTCACACCGTACATTACCGTTCTCATCAGAAACATAATCAAAGGCAGGATACCATCCACGGATTGCGCGATGCCAAAAGAACTCCTTATTACCCCACTCATTTCGAGTTTCAAGAAAGGCTTCAAAACTAGAACAATCGACATACTCTTCTTTCCCGTAGTGACCAGAGTCTTTTTCTTGATAGATTACCTTCCTCGCAAACTCATACCGAGACACCACCCGACTCCAAGGATTACGGACAAAAGCAAACGCTGTGTGGTTTTCACGAATAGTCTCTTTCCAATCTCTCCACCTTGCATGTTCATTACCCTCGTGGTCATCATTATATTTCATCGTCTCGTGTAACTCTTTAGTATAACGAGAACTAATATGATTTTCGGACGTAGCGATCAAACACAATGGTCTGAGTTTAGGGTTCTGTCTGATAGTCATACCACCGTTCTTGGGGATGTGTATAAACATCTTTCTCATTCTCTTTCCCACTTCGCATATAGTCGGTTACGATCTGGCATGAACTCGGTCACCTCGTACCCAAATAGATCGGCAAAATATACATGATGTATTAGTTTCCATTCAAAGAAAGGAACCTTGCCAACATTATTATTTCCATGATCCCTATGGCCCGGATTGCATCTCCAGTAGATCCGAGACTTCGGTTTGAGGGCATTGACCATAGACTTGATTTGTGTCTCTATCAGTTTGTCATCACCAAAGTTCAGTGACCCCAGTGCCAGTGCGACATCATACTTCTCTTCTGTCTTGAAATCCTCAATAGCAACCTGTTCATCACATCCTATGTCTGTAATGTCAATACCATGTAAATTAGGTATATGTCTCTTCAGTGGGTTGATCCCACATCCAACATCAAGTACCGTCTCACCCTCTTGAATCTCTTCGATCAGTCTGAACCCAGTCCAGTGATATCGATCAAACCCTGCTGTTCTGGACGAGGGCCAGTCGTAGGTAAAGTAGTCATGCAACCACTCTCTATCATATGTAGACATATACACTCACATCCTTACTGGCATAATCATCAAAGGCAACCGATGTATCTAGTTCTAGTAACTCAAGCACATAGAGATTATCCGCACATCTAGTGACCCTATCCTTGTTCTTATATATGAAGGTCATTATGTCCTGATTCTGCCGTTGAATCTGTAGAAACATATTGTTTTGATTCTTGTACCAGTCATACTTCGGATAGGGTATATCAAACCCACCACACTCGTTCCACCACTCTAAGCACTCATAGTCATTACGATAGACCATAATGATAGGATACTTCTTGTAGTTATCTAACTGGGTTGCCAGAGTATGTGACTTGATCAGACGAACACCTTGGGGCGCATTCTGGTCAAATGGTTTATCCCAGTTCGCAACTTCAAACTCAAACTCCATCATGGGATCAAAGTAGGCTCCACTGTGTAACCTGCTCTTGTTATGAGAGTAAGTCCTTTCAGGAGAATAGTCTGATTGGTCTATGTCAGAGGATTTCCATATATTGTTCGCAACACCAGACCAACGAGAGCCTGGCGCACCTGTCATGAGTAGATAGTTACCTTTCATGCTTAGGTCTCAGTCCGTTCCATACATGTTGATCTAACCAGTGTTGATCTACATGTTTTACATACTTCGCATTCTGATTATCGTTCAAGTCTCTCTCCACTCGGATATCGTCATACGCAATAGGGAAACCTATCTTGTCCGATAACCACTTCAGATACATACCCTTATACAGATACAGAGATTCATGCGAGACAAACTCTAACTTCCACGGGAAACCACGGGCCCATCTCGGTTTAAGATTCTGGTAGTAGTTGACTGCAATCGGGAGAGTCATCTCCATTCGTACTCGTTTCTGTTGTTCTACATTGATGTTCTCTTCACGTACCACAACACAGACGGTCACTTGATAACCAGCATCCTGTGCCTCATAGATCACTTCCTGTATCTTGGGCACTTGCTTGACACCGTCATACACAAACGGAACACTGACATTTGCTACCATAAATTTCTTGGTCAACATCTCAGATGTCTTCTCAGGTCTCACCCAGCATTCGGCAAAAGGTTCTTCGTCACTGGGTATCCAGTACTTCTCACCAAAGTCCCATCCATGTACATCTGGATGGTATCCAAAGATCTTACTGAATAGATGGTTGCCAGACCCCTGCGGGCCTGTCAATATTACTAACTGCTTAGGCATATCGCCTCCATAATTTCACTTGGTATATAAGGTGACAGCATCCGCTCTGGATGCCACACGATGGCACAGATGTTACCCTTATGCCACGATTCAATATCACCATCTAAGTCTGTACATAATACTACACTATTTGGGGGTGGTTTGTCAATAGAAATATTGTGAAAACTATTCACCGTCCACGGCACACCGTTGTTATACACGAGGTGTTCTGTATCATAGTGATCGGTTTTACCTTCCTTAGTACTACCACCAAGGATTTCTGTGAGGAGGAATGCCCCGTGACATACACCAAGAATGGGTTTACCCAACTTGACCATTTCTGTAGCAAGGGATATTTCTGTTGTGACACGAACTTCCTCGTTCCCACCACCCGTGAGGATGAGGAGATCTAAGGATTCTGCGAGGGGTTCATAATCTAAGTCTTCACGATTTGGGACAGGAACGAGTTCATGACTCCGTAGCAACCGATACCAGTTGTGTTCTAGGGAGTCATGAACTACTCTGTTGTGCGTGAGGACTCTTTGAGTGAGTCCTATCTTCATTTACCAGCCGTATGCCTCTTGCACGAGTTGTCGTGCAGCAGGAGTATCTTTGGTATTACGACAGTTGATCTCAAACATATCGTATCGAATCTTCTCAACAAGACTACTGATACGATCCTGTACTTCTTGAGTTGTTGCCAACTGTAGAAGTTTCCAACGACCAATCGAAGAATGGAATCCTTCATCTCGTGCGATCTTACGATAACGAGTAGAGATAAACTCATCTTCAATAGTGTCTGCCATCTGATCCCATACAGCCTCAGCACGACCTTCCGCAACCAGTTGGTATGCTGCAAGTGATGCTTCGTCTTCTGCACAGTTCAGTTCTTCTAATAGTACAGCACCCTTGGCGGTGTTCATCTGACGTTCACGAGCAAGTTCTGCCTGTACATCAACGGGTTCACCTGAGATGTGTTCAATGACTTCCTTCACCATACGGAAGTGTCTTGCCTCATCATTTGCTTGACGAGTCAATAACTGAAGTTCCTTGGGTTCCATGTCATCAGGGGCATTGGCGACACGTTGTGCGATCTCACTCATGTTCATACGTTCATTGACCATACGACCAACAAAGTGATCTACCATCTCTTGATCAGAGAGATTGCCTTCAAAGTATTCCTTGACATTCATCTTGGATGCTTCAAACATGGCTTGATTTTCTTCGTGGATGTTATCCACAAACTCTTTTGGGTTTAACATAGGTTTCTCCTGTTTCACTCTATTAATATAACCAAATGTATTTATAACTATAAACTGTATTCCATGTTGATTTTTGAATGTTTTTCCTCATCGGCACGAACCTTTTTGATTAAGTCTGATAACTTAGCAGACTTTCTCATATCATAGTATTCGATTGCAAGTTGTGGTGCCGGTAAATTTTCTACCTCACCTCTCTCAACCATACCGAGATAATCTGTGTATGACCTCACTGCTTCTTCTTCAAAGTAATGTATCATTCTATGAGCAGTTTTGAAATCTATAACATACACCACAAAATAGAAGGTCATAAAAAGCATTTGAGCAAATAGTACCAACAACCTCTCAAACCAATTAGGTTGTGCTATCTCTATAAAGAACATGAGATGCATTCTTTCATTCTCTGCTTCTGCTAACATCTCTCGTATAGCAGGGCCATATCCAGTCCTCATCTTTCTAAGACTCTTCAGATGCAATAAAGAACCCGCAACCCAGCCTGGCACTCCTGCCACGGTTTCTAATACAACTGCTCTGTGTCCGTATCGTTTGGCAAAGAATGTATCTGCCATAAAACGGAAGAACTTGGTCATTGATTTTGCGAATATATCCTTCATATTTGTTTCATCAACATCTCGACATTCTCTCCTTTTTCTGGGAGTTTGTCCTTCAGAAAGAAGTGTACAAAGTTACAGTCCTTGAGATTCTTTACTGCACTGAACAGACCATTCCATCTGTTGTCCATGTGTTTAGTCGGAACCTTATATTTCTTCAGAAAGTAGTTCAAAAGAGTCTGATCGGTGCTCCACTTGTAAGTACCAACACCATCAACAAAATCCTTGAACTCCATTCGCATCAGAAACTCATATGGTGTCTGACCCTTGAGGTATGGTTTGAATAACTTGCTATTTAGTAGCATCATCCCCATATTGAAAAACTCATACCCATGAGTGCCACTTACTTTGAAATCAAGACCGGACATATGTAAAGCCTGATACTGCATACGAGAGTAATCCATTATCTTACTCACATACCAGTCTTCACAATCCATCTCTCGTTCTGCTACAGCACCAAATGCGTGGTCAGTACCAAAATCATCAAATATGTTTGCTGCATCAGGTCTGATGTATATATCGGCATCGATAATCGCAATTTGATCAAATCTATCAAGATAGTCAAAAGCATTCTCCTTTTCAAATATAGGAAGGTATCCACCATACTTCATGTAGGACTCTTCACTGCGGCCACTACTAAAGATGTCTGGTTTGATTCTTAGTTTGGGTTGTCTTAATACAATGTGTTTGATATCATGATTCGCACAATAATGTGCGACTGAATCAATACAGTGTTCGTATAGTTTGGACGGTTTACCCACCGCCACTTGGAATATCATTCTTTTCATTGTTTCACTATGTTTTGAAATGTATGTAGTGATGGATCTACAATACGCATAATGGCTGCAAGACCATTGACGTTTATATGTTTTCTTTTACCTGTCATTAGTTGATGCCACCCCCATTCAGCAGGGTACAACTTCTTTTCGTCAGATAGATTATGAGCATTACCCATGTAATCTCCTTGCTTGAATCCTATACAGAAGTCTGATAAGAAATTGTTGTATCGTTGACCTTCTCGTTCCTCTTTTATTATAGTATGGTCACCCGACTCAATAAAGTCTCGTGTGATCTCTCTCATCCTACGAGTACGATCATATCTATTCCTCCATATACCCACTTGACCGTTATACATAGAATCACCTTCCAAGTTTACCCCATATCCTACCACACCTTGATCCACTAAGTCAAGGGCTTTCTTCAGGTCAAACTTCTTACTAAACCAAGTATCCCAACGAGTACGGAAGTAGTAGTCATAGTCTTCGGTCAGATACTGCCAGAGATTCTGGAATCCCAAGTGTTGTGCGGTTCTATTATCATAGGTCTGTTTATGATATTCTAACATGGATGAACTTTTGTCGTTTACTTGTGATAAATACTTCTTCTTGAAATTTTCAGGAAGAGTGTCATCAGCAATTGCCAAATCGTATGGTTTGTACAGTATATTTGGTTGTACAGTCCAGACGATATTATCGGAAAGGGGGAATCCTGATTTTTTGATTATGTGTCGGTTCTCTTTTGTATCCCACATCTGATAGTATAAATCGCACCCAGCAAAGGTGGCTTGTCTTCTGTCATGACATTCCATCAACAGGTGTCTAGGTAGAATATTAGGATAGACACCATTAACAAGCACCGCAATACGCATCAGTGGCCTACCGTACCGCCAATGGTTTGATCGTATACTGGTCTACAGTATTTAGTAATAAGACTCAAATCTCTATCCAACTTGTCAAACATAATATCATCAATATATCTAGTATGAACTTCAGTGACACATTCTAGGAGTAACTCCTCTGCCACATCGGGTTCAATATAGTATGCCGATGTTATTGGACATAGTTTCAGGTGCCACCAGTATGGATGACCCTTGAACCTGTCACAATAGTTATGAAACTCATCGTCGTTCTGAAACTGACAGATAGAGAAGTATGGGGCGATGATAGGCATCTCGGAGGTCAGGCACTCGGTGTCATGTTCTATCACCGTGATAGGCCTGTCTTCCTCGACGCACTTCTCCCAAAGAAGATAATGACTATACCAACAACCCATCTCAGAAGGAGTGTAGGGTCGTTTCCCATGATACTGATCGATTCGTATATCGTTGTACATATGTAGGGTCGATGGTGTTACCGCATCAAACATATTCACATGAAACCCATGTGATTCCCAACTTGGTAGTACCTGTTTTACATAGTGTTGAGATACCTGATTGTCAGGCATCTGAATCATCCATATGTTATCGGTAATCATTGAGATCAAACTCTGTACCATGCATTTTCATCAAATCACGCTCGTGATTGGTATATACAAGGACTTCTGGGTCATCAAGAAGAAAATCGCAACTGCGGCAATAATCAGGGTAGTTTCCGTTAGTATGATCTTCACGGAGTTTAGTATATGCTGGCCCGTACCATATTTCTTCGATGGTGTTCTCAGAGGTGTGTCCCAAAACGGCCTTTTCGTCTTGTCCGAGTACTTGGCAACATGGTGCAACACCACCTCTTTTATTATCACTACCGCCAGCACGAATAACGACATCGGGACTAAAAGGTCTACCACAAGTTTTTACCTCTCCACTTCGAGTATTTTGTTTAGGATCATATACACCAGACCAGTTATGCATTTTCCATATTTCAGTCTTCACCCCTAGATTATCTACCAGACTCTTGTATTGTTCTAGTTCATTATTTAGGTTGTTGTTATCAGTAATCAAGTGATAAGTTGCAACAACACAATCACTCTCAGTCTTATCAACATACGCCTTCATTTGTTGTATGTTATCTACAATGTTATTGAAGTTTCCTCCAATAGTATTGTTCATCCACTCGTCATACTTTGCAGGGTTATATCCAATGAACGAGAATCTATAGAAGTCAAGTCCCGCATCCACGCAGTCAGCCATGAACTGTCCACGCATACGAAACCCATTAGAGAACATGAATGCCTTGGCACCATACTTCTTTACAACCTTGATATATTCAGGTAGGTTCCTATTTAGTGTGGGTTCTCCACTACCTTCTAGGTTGACTACCCTCAGACCGTGTTGTGCACAGTCTGCTACATTCTTCTCAAACTCATCCAAAGACATCTTCTTGAGAAAGTCTTTATGTCTACCACCAGTACGGACATCCTGTGGACACATAGTACATGAATAGTTGCAACCACCGTTTATCTCAATGACTGCCCTATCTATTTTCATATAAACTTACCAATCAACATCATGGTTAATGCCATAGTACCAAGTGCACCAGCCTGAACTACGCATCCAATTACTACCCATTCCATGACTGTAATATCCTCTATGTTTTTCACTACCAATACCTTGCTTTAAGTATGTCTATATATTGTTTTGCTTTGACTTTCATTTCAGTTAGATTAGGTGTGAACCCTTCTCCTCCATCAGAAAAGAATTCCATAGTCTGATGACGATTGGGTTTCCTTATAACCTGTGGTGTATTGTATGAGGTAATGCCTTCCCATGAAGGAATAAATAATGGTTTACCAAAGTTCCTTACAATGTAATGCCACATACCATCATAACAGACCACGAAATCTGCTTCTTGTATCTGTTTGAAAGCATCTCTAACCGGAGTTCTATAGGTCAGTTCAACTAGTATCCAACCCTCCCAAGTTAGCAGCTTGATTATATCATGCCAATCATCATTTGTCAAGAACCTTTTCCATAATCTTGGCGGTTCACTGTTGTAGGTGGGAGTCCATATTACGATCTTCTTTCGTTTTGGAACGAAGACTTCTGGTTTGAATATCCAGTCATTGTTGACAGTACCTGTGGGATCGTATGCCTCAGAATCAAAGTAGAATCGGGCCTTCTTCTTATTCGGATTGACATTACCATGTTCAAACAGATCAGATTCATAGACATGGGTAAGTAAGACATCATCCTGAAGATGATACTGATCATGCAACCACTCCATTCGCTGAATGATTGTTTCTGGATCATCTGGGTGGTGAAGAAAGTCCTCACCATGTTCCCAGTGCATTTCTAGATTTACTCTTTTCTTGTTCTCAAAAGAATAGTTGTGACAAGCATTAAGGGCGCACATGGCATCACCTACACCCCATGTTCCTCGCCACCGTATCTTTTCCATTTACTTCTTCAAGTTAAATGCCTGTGCACCAAAGAAGGCTGCGACGATGGCGGCCACTGATACAAAATAGACACTAGCGATATCACCGATGATCTCCGCCGCCTTATCTAGTCCAAAAAGAACTGTTACAAATACACCCATAGGGTAGAACAACATACCAATCAATGAGAACCATGCCATCCTACGCTGTGCGTCTCTCATTAGATCTGCATCTTCAAGTTCTTTACGTTTGAACTCAAGGTACAGAGACTGTTCATCTTCTGTTACTTTGCCATCCCCATTTGTGTCAGCGGGATGGTGTCCTGCTTTTTCGATATCTTCGCCCATCTTATTCTCCCGGCGCGTTTAGTGTACTTCCTGCCATATCAATATTTAACCCTATCACCAGTTTACGTCCCCTGTGAACAGGTCTTCCTCTGTGGGGCAACATAGCAGGAAAAACTATAAGATCCCCTTCTCCCATCTTGCGGTTAAACCCAAGTAACTCCGTAGCATATTCTTCTTCACATACTATATGTAGGACAGCAGATAAGTTACATCCTTCATGTGTATGCCATCCAAAGTCGGCTCCGTTGAAATACTCAGCGAACCACATACGTTTTATATCCAAGAGTTCGCAATGGTACTGCCGCATATAGTTTTCTAGAGCCGGTCTTACCATCTTCCTTACGATAGGGTCATAAGTGTCGAGACTGACATCCCTATGCAACTTATAATCAGAACTAGACATCTTTGCAAACTTAGTGTCATTATTATTCTTGATGTCTGCTACATGGTTGAGGATCTTTGCCCGATCTTCTTCAAAAGAACCACCACTTAAATCGTATGTCTTTACCCACTCCATCAAAATACTTTTACATTGTATTTACTTTCCCATTCTTCCGCATCTTCTATGGTGTTCACCATCGGTCTGTTGCGTATGTTCAAAGATGTATTTAGTAACATAGGAACACCCGTCAACTCGTAATACTCCTCTAGAATCGGACGTAGGACAGACTCACAGTCAGGTTTGACCAGTTGTACCCTTGCTGTACCATCTACATGGGTGACCGATGAGTAGTCATGCTTTGCCTTTGCGGTGTACTGCATATACTCGTTCATAGGCCCTTCAAAATACTCGTCAGCGTACTCAGAAAGGATAGCGGGTGCAAAGGGTCTAAACTTATGTCTACGTTTGATTGTATTCACAGTATCCTTTACATCATATCGCACATCTGCCAACAGAGAACGATTACCCAGTGCACGAGGGCCATACTCTGCACGACCATTCGCAACACCACATATCTTGATGTCAACGAGGTACTGAGCGACCATCTTAGGGTCTATGGGACGATCAATGTTGTGACCAAGGTAAGGACTACACTTTACGTTGTCTCCACCCGTGGCCTTGTGCCACGAGTACAGGGCACACCCCAGTGCATTACCAGCATCATTGGGCGCAAGAGCAATATGCATGTCATCGAACAATTCGTGGATCTTAGAGTTGGCAGTTACATTCTGTGCACACCCACCACTGTAGACAAGTTTAGAACCATACTTACGTGCTTCAGTCATCACCTTGAGTACTTCGTCCTCAAAGAACTTCTGTATAGTTGCACTGGCATCTTCTTCTGATATGCCCTTCACTCGCTTTAGAACTTTATGTTCATATTGAACATACTTTGCAGACAAGGCACTCTCTGCAACACAAGTCCCCTCAAAGTCTACTATCTGCCTTACATTACAACCATCCTCACTTTCAAACCAATAGTACATATTGTAAAGGATATCATAGAGAGTCTTATCTACCTTACCGTATGAGGCCAGTCCCATGACGATATATTCGTCCCTCAACATTTTGAATCCAAGGGCAGATGTTACTGTCCCGTAGATAGATCCCAAGGACTGGGGCCACAGTATTTGTTTGATTGTCTTGAAGTTGTGGTCTTTGATGACCAGAGACTCAAGTTCACCAGAACCATCTACCGACACCATGACGGTGTCTTCTTTTGATTCCCACGGACGAGTCAGAAATGCGAGAGCACAATGACTCTCGTGATGTTCGTTGAAGGTGTCAAAGGTAAGAGAGTTCCGCATGGGGTATGCGGTATCAATCCAACCTCGTTTTGCCTTTCTAGCAACATCTGGATTATTTTGGAAGGTACGCATACCACCCATCTTCTCCCTACGAAGATCTGCGTCTTCATAGTAAGTGACATGATCGTCTTTATTTACAAACGACCACATCTCTGGGGGTATCAAGTGATCCATCTTTAGACCACTATACCGTTCTGCTTGGGACGCAAATGCTACCGAACCGTCTTGGTTGACGATGGCAAGACCGGCGTCATGAAAAAACTCTGAAAAACCTACATATCTCATGTAGTTATATATACATCAACCAACTAGGTATTCGTATACATTTTTCCAACCCTTCATTAGAGGGTACTTCTCAGATTTCATGTTGTAACCGTGTTCCATGACAATAGAGTCCAGACCGAACTGGTCTCCAGCGTCTGCGTTCTCAACCTTGTCTTCGACCCAAGTGTATCCGGTACCTTCGTATTCCTTCAGGACTTCATCCTTGTCTGCCCCAGTGTCAAGGTAAATGAACTTCTCAAACGCAGTCTCACCAAATAACTTTCTGATGTTCATGGTTCGTAACTTCTGTGCGTTCTCGTTCTTACTTAGACTTGTGATCAGGTGAAAGACATAACCATGTTCTTCGTGAAGTTTCCTCACATATTGGATCGCGTCTCGTAGGGGTGGGATAAAACCGACAGCCGCACTCTCGTTGAACTCTCGAACTAGTTTCTTAGACTCTGGTTTAGTAAGTCCCGCATAGATTTCGTGGATGCTGTAGGCATTCTTGTTAATAACCTCATATCCCTTCTCAGTCATCCAGACATCGAATGCGTATCCCCAGTTCAACAGGACACCGTCAGCATCGGTCAGTATGACTTTGTGGTATTGATCGAGCACTTTTACTCCTTACTTCTCGATTATGTTGCTATTATAACAACATGTGTAGGATTTGTCAAGTGCTAAATGTACTTAAATAGATCCATTTTGTGATGTTTCAACATCTCTACTTTGTTGCCACCACCTGTATAGTGGAGGAAGTTTTGGTCTCTCCACTTGTCGTAGGCACTCATAGCACCATCACCATAGTCTCCATGCCAGTCGCGATAGTGAGTAGGGGTATCATTCCATGTCTGATCAAGACCCAGAACCGAGAATCCATGTTTGACTAACTGGCCTGAGATCCAAGGTTGATCGTTGTTTAACCAGTACGGAGTATTGTGTTCAATACCATCCTGTACATAGTCATACCAAGGATCGAATACTTCCCTTGCTTTGTGACGAGCCTCTCTAGACCATATTAAGACACCAGTATTAAGTGTAGCGATACATGAAGGTCTCTGTGGAGGACTTGTGGGTACTACTGGTATATTGTTACGAGCATACTTCTCTTCGATCAGGATTCGTTGCTTATCGTCATAATCCCAAGTATTGTATCCACCTGACTGATCCGTGCGTATGTCCGATTCATAGACACCACAGACATCATAATCGCCAGCGAGGTCAAAGATATTCTCTTCAGTGTTACATATGATATCAGCGTCAACAAACAACACTTGATCAAAATTATCGTAGAGAGGATCATAAATCACACGTAGGCATTCAAAGAGCAACACCGAGTTACCCGATTTATCAGCGGTATAGACTTGTTTCTTAGAATAGTGATGGACAGCATCTATTTTTTCAGCATAGATTGAAAAAGATTCCGCAGATAGATCTGCTGTCTTTCTGTACAAATCACTCCTATTACCATCACGGCCATATTCAGGGACTTTACCACGAGCCTCGGTGTCCTCGTTGGTAACCATATATTGGAAAATTGCGTTTTTCACTCAGGCAAACCAGTGGTATATCGGGTTGCGCCTTCATGACGGGTAGCAGTCAGACATTGGTTCCGGTTATCATCACCAGCCCAACTGACATGTATCCAACCAGATGATGGATCACCTTCCTCGTAGAACTCAGAGATCAACTGATCAAACTCTAGGTTATCTCTGATCCACTGTGCGACCACAAGGTTATCAGACCCATCACACTCAAAGTCTACTGCTTGTCCCTTGGAGTGTTGAGATCTGGGTGACCCTCCGATTGCTTCGTTGAGTGCAGGAGAACGATATCCAGATGTGATACGAGTCACCCCGAACTCTTCCCGCACTGCCTGTACGACATTCTCGAACAGTGCCTTGGCACTCTCTAGATGATCACCTTCAGGGGTGTTATTGATACCCAGACGAGTTGCCGTCTGAGACTTGGTATATTCTTTTAACGAAAAGTTTTTACTTAGGTTCATTTGATCTTACCTCTCTCTACCATTTCCTTAGTCATTATATAGTCTCGCACGAAGTCTGACCTTACAATGTCGGGCCATCCGAACTCAACGGTGGTAAAGTTATTCATGACTTCCATGATGTTCATGAAGTGTAGTATGCCGTTCTTATCGGTTTCTTTACCTAGATCTGACTGATAGTAATCACCACTAAAGATGATACGACTGTTACGTCCCACTCGTGTAATTATAGAGTCCAACTCGTGGAAGGTCAGGTTCTGCATCTCGTCCACAATGATAATAGTATCATCCAAAGTGACACCCCGTATGAACGAGGTTGACATAAAGTTGATGACACCTTGTTTCTCTAGGTTTTCGTATGCACCGCTCTCATTGAACAGTTCAGTACAGACCGCACGATAGGGTGAGGTATAGGCATCAACCTTCTCTTCAATAGAGCCAGGCAGATAACCCATCTCTCTGGTGGGGACTACACTTCTTACGATAACAAGTTTGTCTTGGGAATAGGACTTATCAAGAACATCCTGTAGTGCGAGATACATTCCTATGAAGGTCTTACCTGTGCCAGCGGAACCACATAAAACGAGATGATCTTGTTCGTTCCATGCGTCATACGCAGTTTTTTGATTTGCCGTTATGGGATCGTATTTCAAAAGATGTTCAATACGAAGGCGTCTCATTTGACTCATTGTTTAATGTTACTTCCTCGACCAGAACCTTTTTCGATGTTACTCATTAGGTTTTTCCAGTCTCCCGATGTTTTATTGATTATATTACCTGTGTGGGTAACAAGGGCGGGTGCACCAATGCGTTGTTGCCAGTCAGGGCCCAACTCATCTAGACGTTTTTTTAGACGGGAGTAGGAACACATACATTCCTCCATCTCACCAGTTTCTTTGTTTACAATTGTGTAAAACGGCATATTTTCATTCTCCAAAGTGACGAGGGGGCGATGAACGCCCCCACGAGATAAATCACCTACCTTATCTATGCTAAGATTGTTTCTTCGTAATCGGCAATAGTTTGACTAAGGAACGCCTTTTTCATCGATAACTTGTGAGCAAGATTGTCTCTGCCTTTTTTCTTGAGACGGTGAATGTAATTATCAAGTTCACGGCTGTCGTTCTTTAATCGCTCTATTTGGTTTGTCGGCATAAATGCGCTCCTGTTATTATTGAAATAACATAACGAAGTTAAGATAATAGGGTGGGAAATGCCTCCTCAACTATCTTTTTAGTCAATCCTTTGACCGGAGGTTTCTTATCCTTCATTGCAAGAACGATCAGTGCGTCCTCTGCATGGATACTCTCCAATAATTGTATGAATTTGGTTTCTGTTTTAATTTTACCCAGTTCTGAATTTCTCGCACCTTCCACAAAATCACCGAACTGTCGGTGAAGTTTAAGTAGGGTGCTGGGAGTAGATTCAGGACGGTTGGGGGTATACGGTGGTTTGCCTTCAGGTAAAGCAAACTTTAGTCGCTCGTCAAAACAACCCCGAACAACGTCTTTGACGGCTGGAATGGAATCTCCCATCTCTTTGAGAAAGGTGATCTTGTCTTTCCGGTTGGTTAATTTTGTGAAATCTTCAAAGATCTCAAACACTTCTTTCTGCATAAGGTTCCTCTTATGATATTATATATACGCAGAAGGATCTCTAAACACCAAAATATTCGCGAAATTCTTGGACTTCTTGTTCCCATTCCACGACTTCAAACGTCCAATGTGCGACACCTTCTGCGTTTTCGCACTCTTCTGCTATCTCCAACTGCTTCTTTGCTTCATTCAGGATTGTCCCAAGACCTTCCAAACGTTCAGCAATTTCTTCGGTTGTCATCATTATATAGTCATTCCTTACGCTCCATCCATGCCTTAAAGACAGCACGAGCTTTGTTTTTTTCCAGACCGAACTCTTCGGTCAAGTAACGAGGGGCACCAAACATATTCATCTGACCCGACTCACGCAGAGCGTCCAGAATACCGAAGAAGAACTCGTCCATGCTTATTTCTTTTGTCATTAGATTATCCCATTGATGTAAAGTATTGACAGGGGGGCTACTATCCATAACCCCGCGATTAACCATTCCAATCGACCCCACTCTCTCATGCGTACACCTTTATGTAAGTGTAGTGACTTCTGTGGAAGTAGTCGGTCATTATGTCATCTTTACAGAAGTACTTGGGGCCTTTCATGGCCTCGACCAACTCGTTGAAGAACCCTTCATACTTGCCGTAACGTTCAGTCCAATATTCGTTGACATCCAATCCCCATCGGGCGGCATCTTCCTTGATCTCTTTAGCACGACCAGCAGGGTTTTTCAAACCCGTAGTCCTGACATACTCTTCAACGATCTCAGTACCACCCTTGATCTTTACGACCAAACCGCTGTGGTGTTGAACACCGATAGTACCTTTGAACCCGTACTTCTTCAACACTGCTTTGATCGCAGGAGCAAGTTCTTTCTTCATTTCTTGACTAACGTAGGCCATTTCTCAGTTCCTTTCTCAGTTTCAATACAAGTATTATACACCCTGTATCAGAGATTGTCAAGGGCTTTTTTGAATTTTTTTCATTATTTCTTCAAAACCTTCAAACATTCTGTTGCCAAAGAACTTCATATTCAGATCCTCTTCCCATGAGGTGTGCGTATCAGTGTGCCATTTTCCCTCATGAGGGAAGATAGACAGAGTTTCTGAGAAGTATTGACCCCACTCCATCATACAGTCTACTATCATCTCCATCGTATCGTCCTCAAACGCATATATGGAGTCTAACTTCATCAGTCGAGGTAGATATCGTTTGACGGACAACCGTGATATCTCAGGGCCAAACAAAGACGGTGATGCAAATGTCAATGAGTTCAGAGACTTGGCAGACATTAGTGCTGGTAGGATATTCCGTTCAAAGGCACCCTTGTGGTGGTATGACAGAGGGTATCCTGTCCTTCTATTGCGATAATAAGGAATGAACTCCTCAACGTTCTCTAGGCACTGCTTGTGAGTTACCCTCATACCTTCAAATGGATTCTCTTCTCGTTTCCAGAACTTGTCACTACGGATAAACGCATAATCATCTTCAGTCACTTCCCACGGTTGGATATCATCTGTATCAGGTGGCAGTTGTGTTGCGTCTATGATATTGCGGATACTAGTAGATCCATTCAGATAGATCTCATACGCAGGATTGTGTTCAAAGTACTTCTCGTGAAACCTTCGCGAAGCCTCATCAAAGTATTCTATCCTATTTACAGGTAACCTGTCAAGGTCTTTTTCGTCCAAACCTTGAGTTCTGCCTTCCCACATAGTATCAGGAATGATCCATAAAGGAACTCCTAACTCAAGACACGCGAACATGGCTGCCAGTTGAACCACCCCGTTCTTAGGTATGATGATGGTGGTGACCTGACCCTTTGATACACCATTCTGTATCAGAAGATGTTTGAACTGATTAATGATTTCACAAAACTCATCTTTAGAACTTCCATCTATAAGAATGGCGTCATTTATAACATTACGATTGATCATCTTTTTTTATTTTACCGCAGATGTAATAAAGATATTCCGCAAATTCAGTATGCGCCTGTTCGTCGGGGTGACCGCCCGGATACCAGTCTCTAGGTTCTTGGAATTCTTTGAGTGTCATGTCATAGTCACCAAGACCAATCCGATTTTCTTGACGCAGGAGGTTCAGTGATTCTGATGTCCAATCGCGCCACTGGTGGACTTGTTTACTTGTCCTTTGACCTGCATTTTTGACCCTAGTGCTTATCTTCATATATTCCGATCTAATATGAGAATGGAATACACCTTGCATGATCGTAATGCCCATACCATCACATAAAGCTTGGAGTGCTACCATATTACTCAGTAGATGGGTATACCCAGTAGCAAAGGCAGATCTTATCGCAGTGATAGTTCTTGCTTGTCTGCCAAATGTATTGTGATAATTGTATATAGCATCATTACAATGTATTAGAGATAACTCCTTGCTCATAGATAATGTAACATCATTTTGTCTGCGTTCATGCCACTGGGTCATGGATATATGGGGGAAAACTTCTGCCGCATCAACATCACGATCCTTGATCTCAAGCATTGTTTCTTTTCTTAGTGGATCAGACCATAAAACCATTACATTAGTTACGTTACGAGTCTTAGAATGTTTTACCAGATAGTCTACGGTATCACGAAAAATCTTTTCATTACCGCTACCGCAGTTGGCAATGTTGTCATAGTCTAACCCCAGTTTACCTGCTAGTTGGTCAGCCCAAGTAAGATGCCAGTGAGTCATCGGTAACTCATAACACCCCTCCAATTCATCACCAAAAGTGAAACTACATCCGTTTACTAATAACACTTAAATGTCCCCTTAACTGCTCATGATTGATCTTTGTATCCTGAAAGAATGGTGTTATATCAAAACCATCGGGGATATCGATCTGTGTATCTCTTTCTCTATTTAGTATGTAACGACCTTCTAGAAATGAAATATCGTCATCAATATACCGAGGTTTATCCCACCACTCATGCTCTATCTGTAAAAAAGATCTTCGAGTATTAGGATGATTTCTTATACTAACCTCATAAAAGTCATCCGGTAACACACCAAGACTATTGGGAAACATCTCAGTATCAGCTTTCACAAGGTTTACTAATAGTGGAATGGCGGTATCAATACTACCGTAATGTGACTGAAAACAAACATTATGTTTCTTTGCTAGTTCAACAAACTCCTCATCCAATACAAACCCAGACATATTGATATTCAGTCTGCTTCGGAAAGGCAAAGGGAATGAGTCGAGGAAGTCGTATAGTGTACTCTTGTTTGGTATCATAATATGAGTAGCACCAAATTCATATATCCCTTGCAACCCTCTTAGGTAGGATGTTGATTCTTCATGAGAATCATCGTGACCAATTGAAAAGGTTTTGTGCATATCACTACCGAAACCACGATGCATGGCCATAAGACTAGGTAGTAGTGAGGTGAGCATGGCAGAGGCGTGGTGTAGATTTCTAGAGTGAATCACTCGCGAATGTCGGGTGAATCCAAATATCTTTATATTTCTTTTGGCAATAGCCACTACCTCTTTATGAGAGAATGTGACTGGTTTGGATGGCCCAGTCGTTCCTGATGTGGAACTGACCAGAAAGGGATCATCCTCATACACGGGTGCTGCCTGAAAGAACTTATATTGAGTCGGAGACTCCGCATCAATACCAACTCCACCATACAGTCTCATCATCTCATCATGTAGACCATTATAGATGGTAGTAGTATCCTCGGCAGAACTGTAGATGTAGTAATCGGACGGGCCGTGGAGTGCAAGTTTAGTAAACGGTAACGACTCTTTAGTTGCAGGACTATCCAGTATGAATACTCTCAGTCCCATCTCAGCACATGCAAATATTGCACCCACATGATTGACATCAACTTTCATCATCGATATCGTAACAAGATCACCCTTCTTTGCGCCAGCATCAAACAATCGCCATTTCATCTGATTTATATGCGGGTCGATTTCGTTGTTATCAAACTCATCGCATATGAGGTTACGATCTAATATGCTTTGCATGAATTTTGCATCCTATAAACTCATTGTAGTATTCATCACTCAATAGAACATCGTATTGGAATTGTAGTTTTGCTTCGTAGTACGAACACTCACCTTTGGTACGACACAGTCTTAGAACCTCTCTACGGAACTCCTGACCCCCTTCTACGAGGGTTTTTACCTGTTCTGACGAACCATAGTAGTCACGCCAGTCCGATTGGACTCGTGTTCTTTTGCGTCTTTTTCTTGTTTTCGTAACAGGGAGTATCTTGGGTTTCCAGAAGAACTTCTTACCAATATACTTTTTACCAGTGTTTAACTCAGTCAAGCAGTAGACGAATCCTTGGTAGGGTTCCAAGAACTCGTCTTCTGGCTCAAACTCTTTACCTTCGTACATCCACATGAAGGTATATATGCTTAGTCTATAGTGACTCCACACATAGGACAGTATTGGGGTTCCTCCTCACTGTCCTTTACTATAACCTCCACTTCAGTCTCACAGAGATTACACTCTAGTACAAAGATTGGGAGTTCATCATCCTCTATCATGCGGCGTTTGCTTCTGGAGCATCGTCCTCCCAACCCCAATCACCTTCCATACCGTTAACGGAATACTCAGTGACTCGTTTCTCAAAGAAGTTATCATGGGACGCACCATTCAATACCCAGTCCAACCACGGTAGTGGATTGTCCTTGACACCGAACTTAGGCTTCATACCTAGTTGCAGTAGTCTACGATCTGCAATGTGACGGATGTATTGCTTGACATCTGCCTCGGACAGACCTTCGATATCTCCAGACTTATATGCCAATGTGATGAATCGGTCTTCTAACTTCACGGCATTCCTAGCCATCTGGTAGATCTTAGACTTTAACTCATCGTTGACGATACGTGGATGTTCTTCACAGAACTCACGGAACAGTTTAGCGTTCCCCTGTACGTGCAGTGTCTCATCACGGATAGACCACTCTACAATCGTACCCATACCCTTCATCTTACCGAACCTCTGGAAGTTCAGCAACATCACAAAGGATGCGAACAGGGACATACCCTCATTGAATACAGACTGTGCAAGTACCAAGGCAAGACCGTTCAGAGAATGAATATCACCCTCTTTCATGAAGTCAATCTTGTCTGCCATCTCCTTATATTCCATAAATGCAGAGTGTTCTTCATCTGGTAAACCTAGAGTGTCATTCAACAATGCATAAGCACGTTGGTGTACACCTTCACGGTTTGCAAATGAGGACAACATGTTACGGACTTCGTTGTTTTTGAAACGAGGTATCAACAACTCATGATAGTTCTCACCGACCTGTACATCAGACTGGGTGAACAGCCTCAGTACTTGGGTGATAAACTCTTTCTCGTCTTCGTTTAGTTTTGTTCTCCAGTCTTGGATATCCTCAGACAGTTCTGCCTCATCCTCAACCCAGTGAACCTCTTCGTGTTTCTTTACAAGTTCAACCGCCCAAGGATATTGGAACGGTTTATACGTTTTACTAAATTCTAGTAGTGCCATCTATTTTTTTATCCTTCACAGGCAATGCATTCATCACCCTCTTGAGTTTCATGGTTCTCGTTCAAATGCGCCATCAAATCATCCCAACCACCAACATACTCACCTTCTAGGTAGATTTGTGGTACGGTCTTGACTTTACGACCTGTGACTTCGGCAGCAGACTTTCCGATTTCTTTTAGGTCAATATAGTCAAAGGGGATTCCTCTCAATGTCAACTCTTCTTTTGCCATAGCGCAGTATGGACAATCGTCTTTTCCGTATACTATAGTACGCATATCACCCGCAAGTGCAATACGTTCTACCTTCTCGGATACATTCTCTGCTCTTTGTTTTGCTTCTGTACGCAAGTAATACAGACCTTTGAGTCCGTCCTTCCATGCTCTCAGATGCACTTGGTTTACATAAGACTTCTCGGCTCCAGCAGGGAAAAATAGATTCACCGACTGACCTTGACAGATAAATGGTTGACGTTCTGCTGCGTGTGTAACCACCCAGTTTTGGTCAAGTTCATCTGCTGTCTTAAAGATTGCCTTCTCTCCTTCAGTAAAGAAGGGAAGGTGTTGTACCGAACCTTTCTTGGTAATGATTGATGTCCAAGTAGATTCGTTGTTTTCACCCTTCTCATTTAAGAGTTGAGTAAGGTATTTATTCTTTACGAGGAACGAACCAGCGCGTGTCCTATGTGTGTACGCATTTGCCTTCAAAGGTTCGATAGATGGACTCGTTGATAGGATTACACCACTTGAGGCATTTGGCGCAATCGCAAGAAGATGGGAGTTCCTTCGTCCATATCCCTCTCCATCTGGATACTCTCCTCTTTCCAAGGCAAGCAAGATGGTCTCGTCTTCTGCTTCGGATTTGATTCGTTCAAAGACTGTTCTGTTGATTTCTCTTGCTGCTTCGGATTCCCACGCAACACCGTGCTTTTGCAATAGGGAATGAAATCCCATGGCTCCAAGACCAATGCTTCGTTCACGTTCAGCAGAGTACTTGGCTCTGGTAATAGTGTTGGGTGCTTCATCGATGAAGAACTGCAAGACATTGTCAAGCATACGAACAAGGTCACGGATAATAGTAGTATCTTTCCATTCATCATAATATTCCAAGTTTAGGGAGGATAGACAGCACACTGCCGTTCTATCCTCGGAGGTTGGTAGGTGTATTTCGTTACATAGATTAGATCCGTGGATCTTCAGTCCACGATCTTTCAATGGTGTTGGTAGGTCTGCGTTTGCGGTATCAATAAAGTTCAGGTATGGTTCACCTGTACGGAATCGGATCTCAAGGATACGCTCCCATAGTTTACGTGCATTGATAGTTTCTTTTACCGAATCATCTTTTGGATCGCGTAATCCAAACTCGGCATTCGCATGAACCGCCTCCATGAACTCATCGGTGATATTGATTGCGTTATGTAGGTTCAATGCCTTGCGTTGTACATCACCCGTAGGGATACGCATATTCATAAACTCAACGATGTCAGGGTGGTGGATATCCATGTACGCAGCGTAGGAACCCTTACGAGTCTTACCCTGACGATACGCAATCATGTCTGCGTCTACTGTGTGTAGGAAGGGCATAGGGCCAGGCGCGATATCTGATACCGTTCTTACATCAGACCAATGACCACCGACACCACCACCATACACAGACAACCATCTGAGTTCTGATGAGTGTCCGATTAGACCTTCGAGGGTGTCAGGTACATAGGTGAGGAAGCAAGAGATGGGCATCCCTTTGTCTGCTTTGGTACCATTGGGTGCATTAGAAAGAACCGGACTCGCGAACATGAACCACTTATTGGACACATAGTCATAGAGACGTTGTGCCAATTCATCATCCATCTCGTTTCGATACTTAGACCATGCTTCTGATGCCCGTTTGAAACCCTCTTGGGGACTCTTCTCATAATCACGCAAATAAAAGTCTTTTAACATTCCCACTGCGTATTCAGCGAGGAGACTATCTTTCTTCTTATCAATTTTTACGGGCATTCTTTCTTTTCCATGCGTATAGTTTTTTTAGGGGTAATAGTATATATCACCCCCATAATTTTGAGATCAGGTATTATACGCTATATGGGAAAGAAAGTCAATCTTTTATTTCAGTTTCTTCCTCTTGAGGTTTTCTCTCAATCGCACCCTCGTAGTAGGCTATGATTGCCTTCTGTTGCTCCATATATCGTCGGATCTCTCCGATGTTCAGAGCGAGGGTTTCGTATGATCTTACACTGAAGGCGTAGAATACCCACTCTTGACCATTGTCTTTTTTGTAGGTTTCTATAAATTCGTCCCAGTTCTCCTCGGTCACCACATAGATTTTGGGGTGGTTGAGACTTACTGGTTTAGGTGCGACCTGTAGAGGAATCTTGTTCTCAACAAACTTGGTCTGGATAACAACCTCTGGTTCAGGAGGTTGTCTGTTTAGGAGTGAGCAGCCGCTAATTACTGGTAGTAGAAGCAGCGCCGCTAATAGTCTCAATTTCATTCCACACCTTCTTGGTAGCATTATTGACTCTCGTTTCAATCATTCCCGGCTTCTTCAGACTAAGCAAGGTGAGGTCATGTCTTTGTAGTTTACCCCGCAGTTTGTCTGTGTAGACTTCTGCCTCCTGTAAACCTACTTGTAGTTCTTGGTTGCGTTCATTCATCTCTGTCGCAAATTCTTGCGCTTGTTCTAACGCCTTCTGATTCTCTTCTGCGACAATCTTTAACTTCACATTGTTTTCGCGTAGAGTTTCGATACGATCTTTCATATCGTTGTACTCACGATACACACCAAACACTACTGTACTCAGTAGACCAAATATAGCAATGAACACATAGACCTTAATCATTAGTCTTCTTTCTTGTAGATAGTCCAACCACCATATGCGATAGCAGCATAGGCGGCAATAGAAGCGAAAGGTTTGAACACTAGGAAGATAACTCCCGCAGCGATAAGAACCACACCATCAAGTGAAGTTCGTTCTTTGAGTCTTGCTTTGATAAAGTCCATTAGAAGGTATACCTTATTTCAGTTTCTAGTTTTGATTTTGGCACCGAACCATCAGCATCCTTGGTTTCAAGTTTGCCTTTGAAAGTAAACTTATCTTTCTTAAACTTGTATCCACTCTCCCAACTGTACCCATCGGTCATAGGGCCCGCTTCAAGATATAAGTTATTGTCGGCCTTATACCCAAAACGAAGATGCTGCGTGTTTTTATCAAACTTCCAGTCTTTGTGTTGATGTTCATGCTTGTACTCTATGTACGGGTTTGCATGAGACATCATGGGTGCAAGTATAATCAATCCTAATAGTTTTTTCAAAGTGCCTTTGCTCCCACTTTTCTGTGTCCATTCCATGCAACAAACCCACCGATGCGTAGTGCCCAGTATGCCAGTTTGTTCAGGAAGTGAAATCCATTCTGCTCAATACCGATGTCACGGAACAGTGCATCCGCCTCTTTCTGTGTCATGGGGTCTGTTGTACTCTTCTTACCCTTCTTGAGTAGGACAGTGTACTTGTAGACATAGTCATGAACCAGACCACCTACGAGTAGTACACCAGTCGGTGATAACCATGAAGCAAGGAACTTAGGAACAGAGGCACCGTCAAAGACGAACCCCTTGGGGATGACATACTTCTCACCGTCTAGAGAGAAGTTCCAGTCTTTGGCAATCTCCCATGTGCGTACACCCAGAAGCCACATCTTAATCGCACCCCAGAACCCTTTACCTGCCGTTTCGATTGTAATGGGTCTCATGTGAGGCATCTCATTAAACTCTAGACCAACTAGTGGTTCATCCTGATCAACACCGAATAGGTTGATGATCCACCCTATGATGATCAACACACCCGCGAGGGTGAACTGCCACCATGTCATCAATTGGTCTATAATGAATTCCATCTACTTACTCCAGTATTTCCTTGATTCTTCTTGTTTACTTATAAAACGTTTCAAGACATCTGGTCTATTGTCACGTTTCTTTTTCTTCTTGCCAAGATATACTGGTACGGTTTCACTATCGTCTCCTGCCCCAGCGACTGCACCTGTGGCAGTCATTTCTTCAGTGAATTGCTTGAATCCCTTCATCGCGTAATCTCTCCTGATGAGAAGTAAACCCACTGCTTAGAGTTTAGGTGCATTCCCTTGTATATATCGATACCTAAAACTTCATGAACTGGACTTGAGTCACTTTCAAAAACTCGTACCCTGTCATCTTTCTTCACTATGTCTTCACAGTCTATAGTGATGGTATCGTGTTTGAATCGATAGACGCCTGGCCCTAGTTGTTTGTCTTCCAACATAAACCATTGAGAGTCTTCTGCGAGTACATCAAGGATGTCTATGCCTGTCTCTTTGTGGATCTGCATGAGTTTAGAATTTGATAGTTGACCATTCTCTTTGATCAGTGCGAGTGCTGCACCATACCTAGCGACTACGGACTGTCCGCCAGGCACCTTTGCCATGAGTCGTTTGAGGTTGAATACCAGACGGTGGAATGGGGTATAATGGCTGCGATATGCATCACGGTCATCAGTACTATTCGTATTGAAGTCCTTGCGTTTCTTCCCGTCTTCATCTACAATACCGGCCTTGTATGCTTCAGTGTCCGTAAACGGAGTCACTAACAGTTTCAAGAACCGGATTGTATAGACGAGGTCTGCTGCTGATTTGAGTAATCCCATAAGTCTATTTATACATTTTTTATTTCACGCAAGCGTTCAACTACCAAACTATCCATCTCAATATTGGTATATTCGGTGTTCTTGATTGCGTTAAGGAATATTAGAAAGGGTTTCAATGTGCCCCAGTGTTCAAGTTCGATCTTGAGTTCAAGGATGTTTAGTCCTGCCTCGTAACCGAACACATTAAATATTACGATAAGATGATTAAGAATAAGACGGTCTGATAGTACACCAGTATCTCTGTAACGATTAAATAACCTCTTTATGTACTTAAATTTCTTCAGATCTTCATAAAACTCTTCACTATCAATACATCTAGGATTATGATAGTTTTGAGCGGCATATACCGTTACATTATCTTTGGTGAGTTTCATCATATAACTACTTATATGATTTTATGCCCTCTCACGAGGGCAAAAGGTTAACTCAATCCAATGATTGTCTTAGTTTTTTCTACGAGAGTCTGTTTACTTTCACGACGATCTAGTTCAACACCGTGTTGGCGACCAAGTGCTTCAAGTTCTGTCTTCGTCATCTCATCAAGTGACTTGTTACCCACGGGGGCTTCGGTCAACATCTGAGGAGCAGGCGCAGGGGCACTTCCGTGGAACTCTGCAATTTGGTCTGGAGTGAATCCACCAGACTTGTATAATTCACCAGTCTGTGGGTCTTCCCAACCATTTGCAGTTGGAACTGCGTTTTCGCACCATGCGGGAGCTTTAATTGTCATAACATTTACCTTCTATTAATATGAGAATCCGACTGCAACACCAAGTACACCAGCGTTTGCAGCGAATATTTTATCGGTAGGTGATTTCTTTACTACCTCTGATGCACCCGCAGCCAAAGTGAAAGTACCTATATCAGTACCTCCAGCTTCTTCTAGGGTCACTAAGTGAGCGGATGTGTGAGTATTAATCAACCTAACTGCCGAGGCTGCACCAAAAGTGGATGCAGCACCGCTAGTAGTACCACACGCTGCCTGTGTTCCTTCAAGTATGATCATTAACAATCTCCTCGACGTTTTGCCATTCTTTCTAAGAATGCCTTTGCTTCTCTGGTACGAGCATCATATGCTTTCTTTTCTTTCTCGGTGTCACGCTTCATATCACCAGCAAGTTGAGCACGTGCCATATCAACAAGAGATACAGAACCACTCTGAGTTGCAGGGTCTACTACCATTGCTTTCTCTTCAATGGTCTCAACATCACACTCACCGCAGCAATCTTCGGTACCACAATTCTCGTGATCTTCCTTTACAGGTGCTTCTGTTGATTTGACAACATTAGTGTCACCCGCAGCATTGTCCTGTGGACGCTTACCAGACTTTGCCTTAGTTGCTTGTCCAGCCTTGGTTGCAGTCTCAGGATTTTTTGTACCATCTTCGGTCTCAGACTTATGCTTGTCGGCAAACTCTTTAGACTTAGGAGATTCCTTGTCCATGATACCTTCAGGTTTGGTAGCACCTTTAGTCTCTTTGCGTTCACCCAGAATGTTCTCAAACATATTCAGAAGTTCTTCGGTTGCTTCACCGATCTTAGAAATCTCTGCGGTCTTGGCATTAGATGCAACTTTCTTCTTGTCATCCTTCTTACCAGCAACCTTGGGGGCTTCTTCTTCTTCGCCACCCTCGTCCTCTTCTTCTTCTTTCACAGAGTACTTCTTACCAGCAACTACGAACTCGTCTTCACCCTTTTCTTTAGCAGCATTGAGTGCTTTAGTGAATGCGTTACCTTCTTCTTTTTCTTTATTCTTTGCGGGTTTCTTACCACCATCGATGGCATCATCGGTAGCAGCACGGCGCTTGTGTAAATACTCGTCCGAGGAATCTACATCGCCGTCATTGTCGATGTCCTTGTCCTTACGATCTTTGAACTTCTTGTCGTTCGCTTTATCGTCAACAGGATCTAGTTTTTTCTCACTAAGATTAGCATTCACCACGGAGGCCCATGCAGCACCTAGTTTTTGGATATCAGATGTTTTCATTTTGTCTCCGTTCACATCCAGAAGTATTTGACTATACCAGCAATAACTGCTACAGATATAGCGTATACTACTTTATTAATGATGGCAACCGTTCTCGCGTTGTCATCTACCTTTTTCTCTATGTCATCCAACTTGGCGGAGAACTTATTCATCCGATCAAAGTTATTGTGGTTATTCTTTTCTATGGCAATCAACTTTTCTTCTGCACGAGCAAGACTAATCATTGCTTCAGATAGTCTATCTATCTTCTCTTCAATACGATCTAGTCGTTGCGTCTGTGTACCTGATTCAGCCATAAAAATTTCCCATTTACATATAGAGTATTACTCGTTTCTCTCAGTCGCAACACTTACAGTTGCAACATTCGCAGCATGAACATCTCATCGATAGTTCTCCTTTGAAACAGCGTTATGTTTATTTATAAGATTCCGATTTTCTAATCTGTAACTACAGATCTTATATTCCCAATATTTCGGGATTCTTACTCCTAAATACTCACCTATACGAGTGAGTTCGTTTGTTGTCCCCGTCGAATCAAATAATAATTCATACGGATCGACCAATAAAAAATCATGGTCTTCTGGGATTGTCTCCATGTACACATTAAAGTAATGTGCCATAGACTCCCAAGGTCTGTTCCAAAACTGTTCAGTGTCCAATATACCATCATCAATCATGGCCTGACCTTGTGCATGGTCAGATGGTTTCACTAGTTTCAGTCTTGCCAGTTGTTCTGTGTACTCAAGACTCTTTTTATTTCTAGGCATAAAAATAATAGTCTTGGTCTCACCCCAATCATTCCAAAGATAGTTAGACCAGAACTCTTGGTGTAGAACAAACCCGTAACCGTGGTCAAGTCTAACATTCCAGAGTTCTTTATTCCACTCAGGTTTCTGTACCTGAAAAGGATTACCTCTAGTCACCTCTATTTCGTGTGACTGGTAATCCTCTCGCTTCAAAAACCATCGCGAAGTCTCTTTGTCTTGTTGTAGTGGTTTTTCAGCAACACCTTCTAGTTGCTGTAACAAACCACCAAAAAACTCACCACCAGCACCACCACGGTACAGTAGATTTATAATTTTCATTTCATCTAATTATCAACTTTAGAACTTGCTCTCCATTGATAGCAACTCCAATATCTTGCTTTCCACTTAGGGCCTGGGTCAGCACAATTATGCCTTGCTCTAAATGATGCCCTCTTCTTCGGATCGTCCCTATTGATTCCCATGTTGGGATCACCAAATCTTACGACAACGACCTTACCTTTCTCATTCTTAACATACACCTTGAACTTCTTATTAGGGTTCTCAGATGTACGAATCGGATCATTTAGTTTAACCTTCTTCCCTTGATACTCAGACTCAGTAATTTCCAAGTGTTCAAATAGATCATTGCATTCACAATGTTCATCTATACTGTGGTATTCGTTAAACTTTTTCATGTGATATATGTATTGAGTTCGTACCGCTTGTTGTCTAGATTGGTTACCTGTACGGCAAGCATCTTACGCTTCTCACCATCCAACCCAAGAGTAAAACTATTGGTCTTACCGTTGGAGGGTTTCTTTGGCCCCATTGCAACTTTACTATCGATGTCATCAGTAGACACCGTGAAACCTTTTTTCTTTGCAAATGCATATGCGGCACCCATTGCACCGGAATATGTTTTATGATATAGAGGATAATCATGACTTTTCTCATACATCATGTGTTTGAATGATTTCATCGCACTCTCTTTAATAATGCTTTGATTGATCTGAGATCTTTAGAGACCACTTTCTGGAACTTCTCTTTGTCCGCTGGTCTCTTCAAAGTGTTGAACATATTGGCAAGTTTCTTGGCATCGTCCTGAGACAGTTTACCTTTCTTACCATCCTCAAACTCAATCTCGGAACCTTTCTCTAAGTCTGCTGCTTTTCGTATTTGCATAACAACATTCTTAGAGGCAGCCTTGCGGTCATCATCAGTCGCGTCATTATCTACATCGGCAGGGTCAATCTTTCTTTCTTTGATTTCTGGTTTCTCGTGGGTGTAACCCATCTTCTTCATGCGTTCATGATCTTCGGGTTTCTCTGCTTTGTAGGCCTTACCCGTCTTAGGATCATACATCATGTGAGGTTCAAAGTCATCCTCTTTCATCTTCTCTTTCTTAGAGATAGCAATTGCCGCCTGTTGTGCTGGAGAGACTGCTTCTTTCACCAATAGTTTAGCATCAACAGACTTATCATTATTACCACCAAAGTTTACTTTGACATCACCATCACCGTAGTCCTTCACAACCTTGCCAGACTTCCTTATTGCGTCTCCATAACTTCTAGCAGTCTTTGGGTCGATGCCTTTCTTGAACTTGACCTTATCCCCAACCTTTACTGCTTCTTGGACATCTTCCATGTAGTCCTTTGCTTTTAACTTGACACCCTTTGCAGCGAGTTCCCTTGCAGCAATCTGAGATACAAACTTGACCTTCGCACGAGCAACCTTCTCAAGCATCTTTGCGTCCATGCTTGCGATCAGTTTCTTCAACTTCTTATAGGTAGGTGAAGCAACATTGATCTTTTCTAGGTTTTGATATGCCTTCTTGAGTTGTGCCAGTTGAGCATCCGAGAACTCAGTGATCTCTTCTACTGACTCCTGCATCAAACGACCATTCTTGAACATACCACCTTTCTTCAAGATCTGTAACACACCATCACGAGGATCAGAGTCCATATCACCGATGAACTTCTTCATCGCCGTGAATGCTTTGTTCTGTACCATAGTAGATGAGTTCTTACCGATCTCACGCACATATGCGGCAACCTTCTGGAAGTCTTCCTTATCAACACCACCAGACTTCTTGGCGTAATCTTCTAAAGATTTAGACACCTTCATAAAGTTGATGGCTTCAGTTATTTGAGTCAGTTTTTTCATGCGAGATCCTTATCGTGGTTTAGACCACCTTTTTTCTTTTTAACTATAAATGCATTGACACGTGCATACCCCCACTGTTGAGGAGTAGTGCCTGGCCTATGACCAGTCTTCCATGCGGCAACACCACGATTGTAAACTTTCTTGAGAGTCCCATAAGAAATACCAGACTTATCCGATTTCTTCTTCAGGGCTTCATCAGCTTCGTATAAATTCATTCGGTTTCTCTATTTTTTGCTTTTGCACGAGCAAGCCTAGCACGATCTAGAATACGATCATGCTTTGCCTTATCTTGTTCTTTCTCGCGGGAGATAGAATCCTTTGCCTGTTGGACTGCGTCTTCCCCAAATGCCTTGTCTCTCCAGTCAAGGTGTTTAGGTAGGGCACCCTTATCCAAGAGTTTGAAGAATACATCCTGAGTCTGTTTCGCAGGGACACCATATTGACGAGCAATCTTGACCAACAATGATTGACCCTGTTTAGGATTCTTACGTCTTGCATCTAGATACTTACGGATCACTTTCTTGTAGAGATCACCGTTAACTAGTTTGTCTAGTATATCACCAAATACAGGGTTTGTAAAGTCAATAAACTTTCTTTCTTCTAGAGGAGTATCTTTCTTGTACTTCTTCAGTAACTTATCCGTACCCTCTTCACCAGCATTTTCTGATGCATCAATACTAATACCATCACGTTGCTTCTTCAGGTAGGCTGCTCTGGAGATTTTAGGGCCTCCATACTCACTTACTGGTACACAATTGGGAACACTCTTATCCCCTTTCTTCTTCATACCAACTTGTTTATACCCATCCCAGCAGTCTTCGTCATACATGTCTTTGAATGCTTTGGTGTACTTGGATGGTTTGGTCTTTGCACCCTTATCGCCAGGCGCAGGTTTATATGCAGAGTCATCATCGTCTGCCTTCTTACCGTGCTTCTTGAAGTGTGCGTCTCTCCTGTCCTTGGTTCCTTTCTTCAGACCCGCATAGTACTTCTTGGGTTGCGTCCCTTCCTTGTCCTTGATATCAGGATCTTGGGTGGCCTTCTTCTCAACCAGTTCTACCGCATCCAACCACTTACGCATCTTGCGTTCACCGCACTCTACGATAACATAGTTGGCACCGAGATAGGATACGATACCGACATCTTCACTTTCTTTGATAACAACAGTGTCACCCAGTTCAAAGAGTTCACCCTTGACGAACTGCTCTCTTGTTTCGGAAACGGTAGGCATCTCAATGTGACGCTTGAAGGAGACCTCTTCCTTGAGACCCATACCTTTACGCACATCATTGAACAACCTACGAGTGTCTTTCTCGGACATGCCTTTAGGAACACCCTGAGTGAATGATTGGTAATCGTTCTCTTTGGCATTGGCACGTTGCTTGGACGCAGACATACCCTCAACACCTTCGGCATCAGGATCTCTACGACCCGCAGACACGACATTAATGGACTCGAAGTTGTAGAATCCGTGTCGTGCTTTCTTACCGTTGTACTTGTTCAGCAGGACTTCAAACTCACGTAGACGGTCTTCCCCGACCACCATAGTGATTCGTTTGTATCCTTGATCGTATAACTTGGCAGAAATATCAAATACATTCTTGACACCCTTGTCCACCATGATATTACGACCATACTTGGGGAACATCTTGCGTAGGTGTTTAATCTTGTCAGAGTATGATAGAGGATCTTTAGGCCCAACTGATTGTGACGCATAGACCTTCCAGTCAGCACCACCAGCCTTCTTTGCGATAGTCTCTAATACTTTTCCATGTCCAATCGTAGGCGGGTTCATTCTACCAAATGTAAAATAAACTTCCTTTGCCTCTTCGACCAGATAGGATTTGAAATTTTTAATCACTCTTTTGTCCGCCTCGTTTCTTTTCAAGTTCACCCTTACGAACTTGAGGAAGAAGTTTCCGTGCAAGTTTATCAATCTTAGGTTTCATCTTATCTAGACGTTTTTCAATACCCTGTCTGCGACCTAAAGATAACTCGTCCTTGGGTACGTCTTTGGTGATCTTCTTGAGGAACTGATTACGTGCTTGTTTCTGTGCACGTTTCTTTAGAGTGTCAACATTAGCAACTTTACGGGCAGCACGTTTGCGGCCCATAGCAATCTTTGCTTTGTTCTTTTTGAGGGAACGAGACAACTTCATACGCTGTTGTACGTTGAGTGCCTCATCAGGATTCTCCATGACGGAGATGTATTCTTTTAGTCCTATTGGTTTGGACATTGTTACCTCTTTGGTTTATCCCATCCCTTCAGTATATCTGGACTGAAGTTATTATACGAAAATTCTAGACGGTCAACCAACTTGACCGCATCACCACCTAATTTGTCAATAGCAACGAATCCTTCTGCTCCTGTCTTGACCTTATAACCCGTCTTGGTTTGAACGAATGTGTCATATGAGGATATGCTATTAAGTTTATTTATAAGTTTTAATTTCGCAAGAACAATCTTTTTTTGCAACTCGAACATAAGAACCAGATTAGATTTATTCTTCGGAGAGAAGAACTTCATGAGTGCGTCCAGTTTATCCTGCTGAACCTTCTTACCCTTATCGGTGCTTCTCTTATCTTTCTCTTTCTGAAACTTATCGTTCAACCATTTGAGTAGTCCGGTCACATGTTTACGACTATCGGGGATAACCGTCTGAGCCCGCACAAAAGTGTTATTATACTGTTCAATCAGTTTGGATAGTTCATCGTTTCCTTCCAACTCACGCAGTGTCGTACCGGAGATCTTATTGAAGATCTTACCCGCATCGGACAGATGCTTCGTCACTTCGGCAGTCTCTCTCTTATTCATGGTCGCACCAGACACATCACGCAACATTGCATCCTGTGACCAGATGTTAGACGAGTTCTTGAACTTGGATACATCAACACCATAGGATGCTTTCAGTGTATCAAACGAACTACCCATGTAGGTGGTGTGCCATACGATACCGATCTTAGCCTTACGGACTGCATCGGCTTGGTCATAGGGTACTGCATAGATAATCGTGTTAGGGTGGAAGGTCACATACTTCTGACCCTCAATAGTCTCGGTGCTGAGATCTGGTTTTGAGAACAAGAAGTCACCCTGAATTATACCCTTTATACCAAGTTCTGGCAAGTGTTTTAATGCGAGTTTCATCTTGTCTGCAAGGTCACCAGACATGTCACCATCAATCTCTGCCGCAGTCTTATAGACCTTGGGGTTCTTTGCGAACACACCCTTCTTGGCAACAAAGAACTCACCATCGGTAGGATCTTGACCACAGAAGATTGCGGGAGCACCATCCCACTTGGTAGATAGTTTGGAACTAGTCTGACCCGCCAACATGTCACGCAACTCACGTAACGCATTGATGGCCTGTCGCGTACCACTCACACCACCGTAGAGAACCTTGTCCTCAATGTGGGTCATGTGGGTGTTCTTTTGTTCTGTTATGAAATCGGTAAAGTTCATTTCTTGAATATCTTTTTGAAGTCTGCGGTTGCCATTGCTTGGAACTGCGGGTTTGCTGAGTAACTACCTTTGTATCTTACTTCAATATCAAGGATAGGGGAACCATCGGAGTATATTGTTAGGAACACTTTTGCTGCACCCGCATTTTTCTCCCACGCACCTACCTTGCCAGAAGTCTTTCTCACTTCGAGTTTACTATTATACAGATCTTGAAGTGCGGTTACAATATTACTTAATTCTTGTGCATCTGCTTTTTCAACTTCAACCTTACCACGAACAAATCTACCAATACCCGTCAATAGAGTGAATTGAAACTCTGCTGCGTTTAAGGTGTCATCCAGTTTTGTTCTGAATACAAGTTCAAGGAACTTTTCAACGAAGTCTTTATCATGAGACTTGATGACATTGAATACCTTTTTGAAGAAAATGTTTGTAGGTTTCTTGAGCTCTACACCCCATGTTTCGACAGGAATCTTATTGATTGCCTTGGTGTAGTCTCTAGGTTTCATCTTACGAATGTCTTGTTTCGATAACTTTAACTTATCCATAAGGACACGTTCAAAGAATATCCTTTTGGCATTCTCAATTAGGATTGTATCGGCACCCACAATATCCTGTAATACACTTTCTTTACCCGTGATAGGTTTGTTGATGAGTGTGGGGTCAGGGGATTTAACGGAACCCTTCTTCTTGAGAGAGTATCCATAGAACTTACCCGAACTTGATTTGACCACGATGTCAGATGAGTTGTAGTCTTTAATGCGGCCTAGTTTGGGATTGAACTTCTGAATATCTTTATGCCAACCCTTACCCGTCCAATAGATTTTGGACGCAGTTCCTACTTCATTAAGGATATAGTTTGCAGCAGATATTGCGGTTCCAAGGTCATTGAAGTTGCCTTGAAAGAAATCTAGAAAGTCGGGCCTTCGGTCTGCACCATCAACCTTCGAGTAAATCTCTTTAGACTTTTCGATGAGTTCAATTGCCTCTTCTTCAGTGATTGAAGAACCACCCTTGTATTTCAAGAGAACCAGACATGCGGTCATCATTTCTTGTACTTCGCCTGGGACTTTCTTACCACCTTCCCCAACCGAACCATTTCCAAACTTAGAAGGTGCGAAGGGTATAGAAAGATTATTATCCTTTACAAAGTTTTCTATATCGCCCTTGTAACTGACGAAGTCCCTCTTGATTTTATACGTGGGTTTATCGCCACCCTTGGCGACCATTACTATTTCTTTAGATTTTCCTGTACTCAGTCCCTGAAGATAAGAAACCAGTTTTTGAATATCAGCATCGTCGGAAGAATTTATTCCGACATTAAACGCCTCGGTTAAATAGAATCCCTTAAAACTCTTCATCGATTTCCCATTGTTACAAAAGTGTATTATACCACTATTTATAACAAAATGGAAGTCGAATTTTGTTCCTCATTGTATTTTTCTATGGTATTTCGCAAAGTATTTACCCAGTTATCACGGTGTTCAATAAACACTTGAGGTTCATTGTTATCAACCGATATGATCGTGACCAACTGAGTAATCGGCATACCTGTACGTTCTTCCCACATTACAGCATAACCGGCTTCTTGCATGAAGTAGTTCTTGACCCATTCCAACCTTTTCGGTTTCATAGATGTCTTGTAATCGATGATGGATAGTTTGCCATCAAAGATACCCACACAGTCAACACGACCCGCACAACCCAGATGGGTAGAGTAGAGGGGTGCTTCTTGTGCATAGACCTTAGTCAGACGCTCATCCAGAATCGGTTTCAACTGGTTGAAGGATTGGATGATGTCAGGAGTATAACCGTCCTTGTAGTTAGGATCGTTGTCAACATACTTCTCACAGATTTCGTGTACACGAGTACCACGACCAGACGCACGAGTAGAGACGCGATTGGCCTCTGCCTCACCTACACGTTTGCGCCACTTGGCAATGGAGTCACGGGATAAGATAGACAACACTGTTGTGATGGATGGGAGATCGATACCTTCAGGTGTTTTGTATTTACGCCCTTCATCGGTAGTGACCGCATCCATCTCAGTCAGTGTCACTTGTTCATGGATAAATGTCATGTTAAGATTTCAACTATTCTATTTGCGATTCTATTAAAGTCCTGTTTGTCATTACCACGAGTAGTCTCGGCAGCAGTACCCAATCGGATACCACTAGTCTCAACAAAAGAACGCTTGTCATTTGGTACACCGTTTTTGTTTACGGTGATCCCATTGACCTCCAGTAGATCCGCTGCTTGCCGACCACTTAGGTGGTGGTCACTCAGATCTAGTAGTATTATATGCGAATCGGTGCCATCTGTCAAGCACTTATAGCCATTTTCTTTGAACACAAATGCCATCTCTTTGGCATTGTCAATGATCGCGGAAGCATACCGTTCAAAGTTGTCGGTATTTGCTTCAATGAAACACTGCGCCTTGGCAGCAACCTGATTCATCAGAGGGCCACCCTGAGAGCCAGGAAACACCGCACTGTTGATTCGTTTCGTATAGTCAGGGTTGTTCCATAGGATGATACCACCACGAGGCCCTCGGAGAGTCTTATGGGTGGTGGATGTGACAACATCTGCCCACGGTACCGGATTCGGATACGCACCACCCGCAATCAATCCACTGTAGTGCGCCATATCGACCAGTAGGTATGCACCCACTTCATCGGCGATATCACGGAATGTTGTCCAGTCGATACGACGAGGATATGCACTAGCACCCGCAACAATCATCTGAGGTTTGACCTCTATTGCCTGTTGAAGTATCGCTGAGTAATCTAGAAAACCATCCTCATCAACTCCATAAGAGAATGAGTTATAGACCTTGCCAGAGAGATTCACCTTCGCACCATGCGATAGATGTCCTCCACTGGCAAGATCCATACCCAAAATCGTATCGCCTGGCTTCAGGAATGCGAGGTAGACCGCAGTATTAGCATTAGCACCGCAATGGGGTTGGACATTGGCAAACTTACAACCGTAGAGTAGTTTGACCTGTTCAATGGCAAGATCTTCGATCTCATCCATATGATCACACCCATTGTAGTATCGTTTACCGGAATACCCTTCGGCATACTTGTTGGTAAAGACACTACCGGACAATCCCATTACAGCGTCCGATGCGAAGTTCTCACTCGCAATCAGTTCAATAGTATTGTCCTGTCTCTCAACCTCGCGGTCAAGAATGTTTGCGATCCTATTATCCATTAAATAACCTTTTCCCAGATTTCCATTGCTAGTTTATCCTGAAGGCGATACGCCTCCTTCTCCCATGGCTGATCCATGTATTCAACATCGGTGCAGTTACGACCTTTCCACAACTGCTTACCTTCCTTCTCAACCAGTTCACGCTTCACATACTGCTTCACGTGAACCATTTCGTGACACATCGCAGTGATGAACTCACGCAGACCGTGTTTGGTCATGATCTCTTTATCGACACCAATCTCATAACAACGGTCATCGCAATCCATCGCGTATGCCATCATATCTTCGTTCTCTTCGAGACCCTTCTGGAACTCAACAGAGACGAAGATGTTTCGGTGACGAGGCATCAAGGCCTTCGCCATGTAGTAGCAGACTTTCTCTGCCAACTCACGTTCCAACTTCCGACCACCACGGGTAACAACAAGAACCATAGAAACCTCTCATCACTCAAAATACACATATATTATAGGCGACTCAGCAACAAATGTCAAGAACTTTTTTCAATAACAAGTCATTGATTTATAAGGACTTTTCAAAAAAGTTTCCAATCCAGCATGATATGTATCCGCTCAACCTCAGTCGGATTGTCCACCGAATGCAGTTTTGAGTGATCCACAAGGTATGCCTTACCGACCTCCATATTCACTTCATCACCATTGTTCCTAAACATGATGTCAGGGTGGGTGATGATAGGAATATGTATGCGTTTATTACTGCCAACCCTTTCATCGGCATGTTCCCCAATCTGCGAGTGAGGGTTCATCAGGTTGAACATAAACATGATACATTCACCCTTCCCAATCGTCTCAGTAAGTAGTTGATTGATACTGGTAAAGAAGGCCTCGTGGTAATACTTACCGTACAACTCACCTTGCAGTATCGCACTTTGCTTATAGTCATCACTGTTCATATACTTGATCAGGTCAGCGATGTCCCACTCACTCGCAGATTCTTCAATCGTTTTACCCTGTTGATTCTCCGGTACGGGATACAATAGGGGTAGTCTATCCAAGTCTTGAAAGAATGGGATGTACCTTTTACTGAATTTAGAAAAGGCACCCATCCAATCGGCATCATCGATGTCCGAGAAGAGATCAATGTAATGACTCACATCGATCTCACCCAGAACCTTGATCGTGTTAAGAGGCGAGGGCATATTCCACTGCTTTCTCAACTGCCTTGACTTTGCGAGTCTGGTTCTGACCAAACCATGCAGAAGTCAAACGAGTATCAACCTCACGACCCATCTTGTGGTCAGTCAAGTAGGTCACACTGTTTAGTGCAGACCACCATGAACCAGCACCGAACTCAGCACCAGGCTGGGTCTCCAAGAAGGAGTGTGCAAGTTGACCGTTGCTGGTCAGATCTTTGAAATCTTCCACAGTGACAGGCTTCTTACCAACATAGGTTCGCGGGAACACTTCGTTGTAGTAGTTGATCAGAGACTTCATATCGTATCGCTTAGATGCGAGGAACTCAGCAGTCTCTTTGTACTTCGCAAACTTCTCGGATGCGATGCCTAGTGCTACCTTCACCTTGTTAGGGTTGAACTGAGAGCGGTGGTTGATCTTGCAAGAGTTCGCAACCTTCTGTCCCAGAGATAGGGTCAGGGTGTTGTTGCAGACCACGCGAATCGGAGTAAATCGAACATCGACTGACTTACCGTACATGTGTGGGTTTGAAAACAACAGGTACGAATCGACTTGGTCGCCACCAAGAATGTCAAACGACTCCTTGACTTTTGCAAGACCCCAGACCATCTGACCACCTTTGAGTGAACCAGCAGTGTGCATTTCCATGTCACCCGCAGCGCAGTACTCAGAGAAGAACTCAAACGCCTCTTCGTTCTGAACAGGTTCCCAGTTCTCACCGACGATGTCTAGAACCTTGTTGTCAGATGTACGCACGAGCGCCTTCTGAGACTCAAGTTCAACACCTGATGCGGTAGTCAGAACTTCTTTCTGTACCGTCCAATCCAGACCAGCCTGTTGCATAATCTGTTGGGGTGATAGGTCTGCCGCGACCTTGGTACCCAGACCGTGCCACGGGACATCACCCGCATATGCCATCTGCGCTTGACCGTCTATCATTTCAATTTCATGACTCATTTTCTTCTCCTAGTGAAAAACTTTCTCGACACCGTTTACCACGATGTAATTCAAATCCATTGCACCTTTGATCTGGCGACCAGTGCGTTCCAAAACGGCATCGCACATGAGTTCCCAACTTTCGTTGACAGTCTCACTTTGATCCAAAACAAGTTGCATCTCTTTATAGTTGAGAGCGATCTCAACCCGTAGTCCGGTGCTGAGATCAACACCCTTCAATCCATTAACTAACATCTAACCCTCCACTCGGTCATGAATTGCGACAGCACCGTAGAAGGCACTACCAAGTAACTTTTCGCACAGTTGCGAGAATCGTGAATCCGAAGTCGAACCGTAGTTGCCTCCGAACATAGTTCCCTTGCCTTCCGCGCACTCAGGGATCAACCGGAGAATCTTACGACCACCGATAGGTTCTGCCATCACGAGTTTAACCGCAGGGGAACCCTCACTAGGCTCAAAGGGGCCTTCACAGTTGGTGACACACAGTGTACGCGAGTAAGATGATACACCACCGTTGGTACCGTCACCGAGATCACTCCGAAAAATTCTAATTGTCATTCCCATATCTATACTTCCTTTCTCATTATCAATACAAGTATTTTACACTAGTCAGCAACAAATGTCAACAGCCTAGTAGAAATATTTCTCATTTTTTTTCAAAGACCACTTCTCTTCGACGGGAGCGCCGTGTTCGTCTTCATCGACCACGATGTACGCCACGGTCTTCTTGACGTTAGCATAACGATAACCTTGCCCAGGCCCTCCAACCCATACGATGTGAGGATACTCAGCGAACACCTCGTCGGCATTCAAAGAGTACTCGAAGTAGTTACCCACCTCTTTTTCAGTGAAACACCCAATCGGTCTTCGCAACTTCATTGCTTCATAACTATAGTATGCCATTACTTTACTCTCACCATGTAGGCTGGTTTTGCAGGGTTTAAGATCAACTCAGGGTTGGTGACGGGCAGACGGCGTTCCATCTTGATCTTGAATATCTTGCCTTCAAGTTGACGGATACGCATCGGACAAACTTCAACAGCCAGTTTGGACTCTAAGTACTCAAGGAACTCTTTCTCGGTAAATCTCATAACTTAACTCTCTCAATTTCAAAACACTATTATATGATGTTTTGACAATAAGTGCAAGCACTTTATTAGATCATTTTGTTATATGCTTATAACTTTTTCGTATTAGTTCCGAAAAATGTGAGGGAGATACGGTCTGCGCCACCGAAGTGTGGATTGTGGAGGGTCTGGGCATCAAAGGCAATGGCACGATTCTCTACCCACTCAACATACTCATCCTTCACGGTAGTCCCTTGTCCCTCTGCACCAAGCATGTAGAGTACGCCAGACCTCTCGAAGTTACGATCAATGTGTTGTGGGATATTCGCACCACGGCCCTCTAGGGTAGGAAAGGTCTCAAAGGGGTGTCGGAAAAATGTCATCAACTGGACTTTGACACCTAGCACCTCATTGATTTGTGTCGAGATATCGTCAAACGCATATCTGAGGTTATCGCTACGGTAACAATCTATCCAGTCTGCTACCGCATAGTATGCACCACCTCGTCTCTCACCATAGTCGTAGGCACTATACATGCGACACTCATGATATGCCTGTACCAGTTCATCAAAGGCATCAAGTTCCAGAAAGTTATCAACTACCTGTATCATGAGTATATATGTCTATCATCTCTTCCTTACCCTTGACCTTGATCTGGCCTATCGATTTGGACTTGATGTCTATGAGTTGATCTTTGGTAAAACTGGAATAGATGGTCTTATTGTCGATGTATTCTCCGCGAGCTGCTGTTGCTTCAAGGCGGGCGGCAAGGTTGACAGAGTCTCCGATAACACTGTAGTCAAAGCGAGATTCACTACCCATATTACCAACAATGCAATCACCTGTATTGACACCAGTACCGACATTGATGGGGGGTAGACCTTCGTCAAGAAATCGTTGTCTAAGTACATTAGTCTTCTCTTCTATCTCTATTGCAGATTTGACTGCCATCTCTGCGTGGTTGTTACAAGGTAGTGGTGCGTTCCAAAATGCCATGATACAATCGCCCATGTATTTATCAATAGTTCCACCATTTTTCAAAATAATATTTGTCATTTCATTGAGATAGTTGTTGATCAATGTGACCAGTCCTTCAGGATCGTCATTGTTCTTATAGTGTTCAGAGATGGGTGTGAACCCCACGATGTCCATGAAGAGAAATGACATCTCCTTCTTCTCTCCACCTAGTTTCATCAGACTAGGATCTTCTGCAAGCATATTCACCATATCAGGAGATAGGTATGTGCCAAACTGTCCCTTGATCATCTGCTTTGCTTTGAACTGAGTGTAGAACTGTACAAAGGAGCCGTGTGCGAATACTATGATCATGGTCAGAATAGGGAATACCGGATCGACTAGATAAAAGAAAGTAGAGAATGTGTCTGTTGCAAAGTAGTAAGAACCTGCAATGAAGACAGCAAAACACATACCGGATACTGGTATAGTACTCGCCTTGAGCAGAGCTAAGAGTATAACACATAAAACCAAAGTTGTCAAGAGCTCATACAAAATAAATTCATCGGGTCTCTTGATGACCACTCCATCGATCATAGTCTTGATTAGGTTTGCCTGAATGTCATGGGGGTACATAGATCCCATCGGTGTAGAGACCACATTAGATCCTTCAAAGGTAGCACCTAATATTGCGATTGACCCGTCTGGTATCTGATCCATATCAACCAATGAGTATCTCTTGAACTTGTTCCAGTATGCGATATTGACATTACCAGTACTGTCCGTCACAACCGACTTGAAGGCCGGGATACGCACAAACTCAATGCCATAGTCATCCGTGGATATCTGGTAGGATATGTCTCCTGCCGCGACCCTGAGTATGTCTAATGCAAAGGCAGGGTACAGTCGGTCATCAAAGTTTACCAGTAAAGGTTGTCTCCGAACAATACCGTCGATGTCTTGTGCCGAAGATATTGTCCCATAACCCCACGCAGCACTATGGATTTTCTCTTGTGCAAATAACATACCAGCGGAAGGAAAGAGGAAAGATTCTACCGCTTTGTCACCAAAAGCGGCAACTCCTATCCGTGGTGGTCTGTAGTCAGTTTTCGTCCGATTAGATGGTGTGATCGCAACAACAGACTGTTTGAATGACAATATATCAGCAAAGTCATCGTCACCACCCCACCTGTCTTCCTCCGAAAACAAGATGTTGATACCGATCAGACTCTCACCCATCTTGTCGATTTCCTGACCAAGCGTCTCACGGGGTATGGGATACTGCCCCAGCTTGTCTAGGGCCTTCTCATCTATATCTACCAGTACAATCTGTTCTGATACGGACACCTCCTGTGACCGTTGCATAGAGTCAAAGAAAGAGAGTCTTGCACTCTCCAGTAGAAAGGGGTCTAATAACCTTATTGTCACCATGACAATAAGAGTAACAAGTACATGCCATGTCTTCATTGTATTATGTTTATCACTGTGTCTTGTCCATTTATCTTGACTGGGTCAAGTTGCTTACCGTCTTGTGACATATTTATAAGGGTGGATGCACCCTTGTCTACTCGGATCTCTGCGATGTCATTGACCGCTCGTCCCACCGTGACCTTGTCACCCTCTACTATGGTAGCAAACTGAGTAACAGTATCAAAGCCCTCCTCTGTGCCCTCTAGAGACAGTTCTCCGGTGCTTTGTCGTTCCTGTAGTAGTTCCTCATCAAGACTATTATAAGCATCAAGTAAATCTTCCAGTAGTTCAACATCAAGGAAGTTGATATCCAACTCAGTGAACTCCAGATAGTCTCGTTCCAAATCTTCGTTTGCTAACAAGTCTTGATCAAGGAAGTCTATGTCAAGGGGGTTGATGTTTCGACTTGCGTTGGTCGATAGTAATAACTCTTCCTCAGTTTCTTTCTTCTTGGGTGGGTTGATGATCATGATGTTGTTCAACATGTCCAGAGTCAGATCTAGGATGGCAGGATTACTTGGTGGTTCCTCGGCAACATAAGTGTTGGTTGCTTGGAAGGGTTCGTTTAAGACAACCTCACCAGCCATAGTAGATACAATGATCTCACCAGACGAAACTCCGTTGATATCTGGTAATAGGACTACGAGGGTCTGTCCTAGTTCATCTACGGTTACTGTGAAGTCTGTTCCCCGAATACCGATGGATGCGGTAGGGGTTCGTAGGCGTACATTCTCTTTATTGACCTTACCCAGTTCACCGGATATGAACCTTGCTGTACCCTGTGCAAAGGTCATGGCAAGGTCTGATTTACTGGGATCATCATCAAATACCACATTATCTATCACGATACGGGTATGTTCAGTCATTCTTAACTTAGAATCATCAACAAAACGTACCTGAAGGCGACCTTCACCCGTGCGAAGGTCATCCTTAGACACTACATCCTGACCCGTGGTAGGACGAATAGAGGCCTCATCTCTGAGTATCTCTCTCCATCCTACCGCACGATCTACGTTTCCTACATCACTCGCATGTAGTGTTGAGACCGGAATCAGACTGGCTGATACAAATAGTAGCATCAGTTGTGCTTGTTCCCGAACCATCAAAATCTATCTCCAGTGTGTCCGTCTGTAAGGTAGATTC